CCAGCGTCATAGGCCAGCGACAGAGCGCCAAGCCATGACTTGTGGGTGAAGGCTAGGGTCATGGTGTTCATTTGGCCTCCTGCTTGCGATAACCCGAATCCCAGATTCGCTCAGCTTGAGAGCGCGCTAGCTTGTGAGTGCACGGTCCCACTGTGTACTCATAATCAGCCATTACCTGGTTTATGCCGAGCTCCCGCCGCTCCGCCGCGATCGTCTCGGGCGTGCGGATGGGGCGAAACTCGACGGCGTGAGTATAAGCAGTGCACAGGCCGTTGATGGACGGCTCGCCAGCCCAAGCCCAAACAACAACATTGCGCTGGGCAAACTTGATTTCTGCCGCATGCCAATAATTCAGCTTGTTGGCGCGCATCTCGCACACAGTCCCGACTGGCGGCAGGCCTTCGCCGCTCCACTCAGCCGCAAAAACTTCTCCGCATTCAGGGCAACCCTGTTTGTTGCCGTAACTATGCTCGCACTCATCAGCCTTAAGCGCATCGACTGCGGCTTGCCATTGGGCGCGAGTGACGATTACACCAGCCGGAGCGCTATCCTCGGCAAGCTCCAGTCGAGCAAGAATCACGCCGTCAAAGCCTCGACCGTTAATGATGCCACCGTCATGGCGCATCTGAGACAGGCAATCATATTGCATGGGCCAGGCCATCAACTCCCTCGCCAAAATATCAACCAGTTTCATGCCTTCATCCCCATTTTCCGCATCAATTCGATTTGCTCGCGATCAATGATTTTTCTGAGTCGTTCCACGTAGTGCCGGTGCAGATGGACATCGATCGCCCCGAGCGTGTAGGCCATTTCGATGGCCATGGATGTTTCGCCGTGCAGCATTCCCGAGCTGGACTGTGCCAGCGCGGATAGTCGCCGCTCGATGATGTCTACTGCCTTGTCGTACTTGTTCATTCGTCCTCCGGTTCCGCGTCGTCGTTCTTTGGGCAGGCCGCTACGTGCCGCATCAGCTTGTGGGTAGAGCCGAAGATCCCGAAGCAGTACGGGCACTCGTGCTCGGCGTCTGGGTCAAGCTGTCTGTCGCCAATGCATGGGTTCATCTCTGTTTTATGTCCTAAAGGTTTATTTATCGCTACGGCGCCGACCCTTGTTGTCGCGCTTCAGTTGCGTAGCATCGAGTTCGCCGGCGCTGAAGTACCAGACCAGCATGCCGGTACCAACAATGGCGGCGATGATGATCAGCGCCAGCAGTGACAGCGGGATTAAATGGGCAGGCATGGCGGCGACTCCTTATGAGTTAAATCGAGCGGGCGGCTTCGCGGTTCAGGCGTTCGCATTCTTCAGCGCTCGGTACCGGCGCGCGCTTCGGTGCATTGGTCCGGCCGTCTTGCCAACTGCACAAAGGCGTTTGCCCCTTCAGCCGGCGAACCACGTTGCCAGCCTTGCGACGAATGAAGCGTTGGGTGTGGTTCTGGCCGGTAACGGTTTCGTAGATCGATCCGGCGGCGCCCATCAAAAACAGTTTCGTAAAGCTCATGCGGTGACTCCCTGGGTGAGTTGCTTCCTGTAGTACTGGCAAAGCCCGCACATGGCGGGCTTGCGGTCAGCTGTGGTGCCGATCTTTGGTCGGCGATGTCATGGTCATGTCCTCGGTTGGTTTTTTCAGGTTCTCTTAAGATCCTGCGCTTCAGAGGCCCTAAATCTACTTAAGCTGGAATCTTTCGTCAACCCTTTGCAAAAATAAATTTACTAACGCACAATGCCGACTATACCTAAGGAGCAGTCGAGATGAACAAAGCAGACGTAATCGCCTTTTTCGGCAACCAGAAGCAGACGGCAATCGCGCTGGGCATCAGCGAGGCGGCGGTCAGCCAGTGGGGAGACGTAGTTCCAGGGCCGCGCCAGGGTCATGTGCGCCTGGCCATGGAGGCCGAAGCGAACCGCCGCGCAGATGAGGCGGCTAAAGAAACCAAGAAGGCCGCACGCAAAGCGCGAAAGGCCGCATAGACAACCGAGGAACGAGCCATGTACGACAACCCGAAACACCGCAAGCTGAAAGAAAGAACGCTGCGCTTTGACCCGTACCACGACGATCGGCTATGTCAGGTCGCGGCATCGCTTGGCCTTCAGCCGGCTGTGTTGGGGCGAGAATTGGTCGAGATGGGGGTAGAGCTGATGGGCGACAAGAACGTCAACGCTCTGGCGAAGAAACTGAAGTGCTCGAAGGCCGCGCTGATCCAGCAACTGGTCGCTCAGGGCGCGCTTGAATTGAAGGCAATGCTCGAAGACAAAGAACGCCTAAGGGCCTAAATAGGAGATGGTGGCATGGCTAACAATGCCGTAACGGGGCGCAAGCCGCATGAAGCGGGCGAAGTCCCGGAATCACTGAAGGGAATGATCAAAGAGGCTGCTCGACGGGCGAGTCCGAAGGTAGCCGATGCACTGTCGCAACAATCCGAAGGCCTGCTGTTTCGCCTTCCCGAAAGGCTCAGGGCCTGAAAAGACCCTGAATTCAACTCAAAAAAAAGCCGCCTGGGGGATGGTCGGCTTGAAGGGACTAACTGAGGAAATACGACTATGAGTGATTCAAAATTATTTGGCAAGTACACGCCCGAGTCTGTATTGAGCGATGCGGATGCAGAGCTTGGGCCTGCCTGCTGTGACGAAGACTATCAGCGATTGCGGGCCATAATGGTCGAGGCGCCCAATCTGCTCGAGGCGCTGGAACATCTTCTCCTGTATTCAAACCAAGGAACTCTTCATCCTGTGGCCGCGCACAATGCCCGAAAATCCATCGCCCGCGCCCGAGGACTATCCCAATGACCGATCAAAATCTCGCGCCACGAAACGCAGACGGTGAATCTGTGGAGCGCACGAACACCATCTCCGCACTTGAGAAATTCTCAGGCATGCACGATTGGCCGGAAGAGCTGTATCACCTGAAAGGCAAAAAGCTTCGGCGCAAGCGTGACGGAGAAATCTATCGCATCAGCCGGCCGAGCGGGCAGTGTATCGGCCGCAAGCCTGCCGCGTATCTCGCACCAGCCGGCTGTAGTTGGACTGCCCGCAGCCACTGGAAGACCTACGCAAAAATCTTGTCTGACTTTGAGGTGATGGCATGACCATTGATAAACCCGCACTGAAGGCGCTGGCTGAGGCTGCAACGCAAGGAGAATGGACACGCGACACGCGAAAGTTCGGCGGCGTGGTCTACGGCGGCCCGATCCAGCACTGGGTAAATGGCAGCGGACAGAGCCAGGTAGCAATGACGACCGGGGCTGACTGGATGCGTCCCGGAGAGACTGAAGCGAATGCCGATTTCATCGCCGCCGCAAACCCCGGTGCAGTCCTGGCCCTGCTCTCCGAGATTGATAAACTTGAGCGGGATGCCAGGAACGACTTGATCGCCTACAAGGCTGTGCTTGAGCGACAGAATGAAATCCGGGATGAATGCGATGAGCAGGCAGCGCAGTTCAAAGAATGGCAGAAAAACCATCACGCCAACTATTGCATGGTTGCCAAAGAGCGCGACCAGCTCAAGGCCGAGAACGATGGCCTGACCGAGGTAAACGACAAGCTATCTCGCCGCAACGGGATGCTTGAAGAGAATGTGATCGCCATGACCGAAACGCATGTGCTCTACACCTGGCTCCGGAAAAAGGCAGATCAGCCCGGTCACGGCGTTATTGCAGTGGCAATACTTAACGGGCCTGAATGGGTCGTATCCCATGATCTGGATAAAGACCTTCGCGCACTGATCGACGCCGAAGAGCCGTAGCCCAACGCTAACCCCCAAGGCGCCCTGCCCGCATAGCGGATGCTCGGCGCCTTTTCTTTTGTCTTCGATATCGGCGGAGAATTCAGTAAGCGCAAGATAAATAAACAATATGTGTTGCGCAACCGTAAACCAATACAGTAGCATTGCCTGAAATGAACCGAGCACAAGGAGGCTGTAGTGAACGTAGGCAAAAGCATCAAGGTAGCAATGGCAATGCGCGACATGAACCCGGCGATCCTGGCTGAGAGGCTTGTCGTAAGCAGGCAGTACGTTAGCAATCTGATTCATAGCAAGCAGATTGGCATAGGTACGATCAGCAAGCTTTCGGATGTGTTCAACATGAAGGTCAGTGATTTCCTGGCCCTTGGGGAGGACTGATCATGGCAGCCCTCCCGTACATGCAGTTGTACGTGGCTGATTACTTGGCTGACACCGCGCACCTCACGACTGAGGAACACGGCGCGTACATGCTTCTGTTGTTCAGCTACTGGCAGACAGGGAAGCCCTTGCGACAAGACAGACTTGCCTCAGTTGCGAGGCTTTCAAGCGAACGTTGGACGAGCGTTGAGCGAACGTTGAAAGAGTTTTTCCACGTAGCTCAAGACACCTGGACGCACTTCCGCGTTGAGGCGGATCTGGAAAAAGTGGGCAGCAAGTCGAAAAAGAACAGTGACGCTGGCAAAGCTTCTGCAAAAGCGCGAGCGCTTGCAAAACAAGCACTTGCAGAATCTGAATCAACGAACGTTGGAACGAACGTTGGAACGTCTGCTCAACAAACGTATCAACGAAACGTCAACCACGCGCGCTCAGGAGATACAGATACAGATACAGATATAGACACAGAACATCAAAAGCTATTGGCCAAAAAATTGGCCAGTGACGCCGAGAAGAAAAGACTGGAAGAGTCTTTCGATTCGTTTTGGAAGCTATACCCGAAAAAAGCGAGCAAGAAGGACGCCATCAAGGCTTGGTCAAAAATAGAACCTGATAAGCACCCCGAGATCATGCAGGGGCTCGCCAATCACAGAACCTGTGATCAGTGGGTCAAGGATGAAGGCCAGTTCATACCAAACGCGGCGACCTGGCTGAATGCCGAGCGATGGGAGGATGAGGTAAAGCCAGCAAGGCCGGTTGGAGTTAGCAAGCACAGCGGATTCAGTGGACAGCGAGATTACGAGGCAGGACTGCATGACAACGGGGACGGGACATATGGATTCTAATAAACTTGACCTTTCGATCAGCGACATTGAACGCAGGGTGATGAAAGTAACTAGCAAGCAGGCCGCCGAGTGCCAAGAGCATGGAGCATATGCCTCTTACATCACGCCAAACATTCCAGGCGGCAGCAAGTGCCCTCTGTGTGCCAGCAGGGTTCGCGAAGAGGAAGATCGTACCCAGGCAGAAGAAGACCACAAAAAGGCCATGGCGGCGATCCTGGCTCGCCGCTTGGGTAGCGCAATGATACCTCCCAGGTTCCAAGGGAAGACCTTCGAGGGCTATCGGCCAGAAGATGATAAGCAACGCAAGGTGCTTGGCGTTTGTGTCTCGTATGCCGAGCAGTTCAACAAGCATTACAGTGATGGGCGCTCGCTCTTGCTGTTGGGCAACGTAGGCACGGGGAAAACGCACCTTGCCGCAGCCATTGCACAGCATGTCATCTCCAACGGCTTCACAGCCGTATACCGGACCGTCTACGGCATCCTGCAGCACGTAAAGGGTAGCTTTGACCGAGAGGCTGAGTACAACGAGACGGAGGCCTTCAAGGCGTTCATTGATCCGCACTTGCTGGTCATCGACGAAGTTGGCGCGACGAAAAGCAGTGAGTTCGAGCAACAAACCCTGTTCAACATCATCAACGGTCGATATGAGCAGAAAATCCCAACGATTGTGATTTCTAACCTGATGCCCGAAGAGCTGGTGAGTGCGCTTGGCGAGCGATGTGTTGACCGGCTGCGAGAAGGCGGAGGAATCGCCCAAGTGTTCACGTGGGGAAGTGCCCGTAAATCAATCAAGATTGGCGACGACGACTGATATTCGATTTTGAATTTCGACTAACAACGTGGAAAGGAGTGTTTCAGAATGAGCAATCACACCAAAGAAGAGTGGCTGGTAGATCGCGAGGACTACTCGATCTGCGTCATGCGCGACGGTGAGCCACTGACCGTCGCCAACCTCGGCGCCATGGATCACAACGGCGTAAAGTACGTGATCGGCGATGAGACGTGGGCGAACGCCTACCTGATTCGCACGGCGCCGCAGATGCACGAAATGCTCAAAGAGCTGATGGCCAAGGCCTACAAGCAGAACTGGAACGACCAATACCCCGAGCTGCTGGAAAGAGCCGAGAAGGTATTGGCGCTGGCCACTGCTGGAACCCCGACTGATGACGAGGAAGAACTATGAGCAAACCTAAATGGGTCCACGCACCCGGCTGGGCGCAGTACCTTGCCCAAGACGAAGGCGGCGAGTGGTACTGGTACGAGCACAAGCCGATCGCCATGCATGCGAGGCATGAGATTGATTACTCGGGCGGCAAGAGCAACAGTCGAGCCATGCGGGCGCGCATCCACGATCAATGGCGGAACACGATGGAGGCTAGGCCATGAAGACCGAGCAAGAGCAGCTAGCCGAATGCCGCGCCCACTGGGAGGCCACCAAGCCCGACGCGGTATTCCCGGATTACTGGCTGGGCTGGAAGGCGGCGCGGGAGATAGGAGCAGCTAGCGATGATTCGGTGATGACCGACGCAGAGAAGGCTAAGAAATTCGACGAGATTCAAAATCTGATGTGGTCGTGGGCGATCCACGGAAACCTGCTCCAGTCGTCAATCGCTGCCGCTGTTATCCGGCAGGTAGAGATACCCGGGCCTGATGGCGAAGATCCTGATTACGCTTAAAAGCCGAAAAACCACTAGCCAAGCAAGTTAGCCGCCAGTATGATTTGCGAACAGCCTTGGCGGGCTTTCAATTCAGTAAGGCTAGAGCGATGCAGTGCATGTACTGAACATGTCCGCCAATTCCAGAAATGGAAACTGCATCGCTCTAGCCTTTTTTGTGGGGCATTGAAAATGGAACGTCCGATATTGTTCTCAGCACCGATGGTGCGCGCCATCATGGAAGGCCGGAAGACGGTCACGCGACGCCCGGTGAAGGGTGGACAGATTCCGACCGAGGACACCTCGGAACCGGACGGGCGTCACCGCTGGAGCGCGATCGGTCAGCGAGACCCGCGCTACGGGTTCAATGTGTTTGGGGCGACAGCGGCTGAGTGCGCCAAAGAGCTGGCCGAGTTCGGACGCTGCCCTTTCGGAAAGCCCGGCGATCGGCTGTGGGTGCGCGAGGCTTGGCAAGCGGACGCGCAACTTGATGCGGTCGCGCCTCGCGAACTGATCCAAGGTGAGCCGATCCGCTACCCGGCAGATGAGCGCGTCAGGCAGACCGGTTACTCAATGATCGCGCCCGGGAAAACCCGTCCATCCATCCACATGCCCCGCTGGGCCAGCAGAATCCTGCTGGAGATCGCCGCTGTCCGCGTCGAGCGGTTGCAGGACATAACCAACGAGCAAGCAGAGGCAGAAGGCTGTTTCTTCACCGACTACGGCCGCAAGTGCGGGCACAGCGGCAAGGGCTGGACGGATGTTGGCACATGTCCGGCGCCAGAAGCGCATCACCCTCAGCTCAATGGCTGGATGTGGGACAAGACGACCAGCCAAGAGCAGTGCCTGGACTCGGCACGCTGGGCCTTCGCGAACCTCTGGCTAAAGACCGGCGGCGACTGGGACGCCAACCCGTGGGTCTGGGTCGTTGAGTTCAAGAAGGTGACGCCATGAACCGCGCCAGCCCGGTACAACTAAGAAAGTCACTTGGGCTCGCCCATGCCTTCGCCAAGGCTGGAATCCGTTTCGTATGCATGCCGGCCGTTGATGAAGCCGACCATGCGAATCTGGCAAGTCAGGCCATCGAGCGGATGGAGCGGATCGCGGTCATCGTTGAATCGAAGGAGCGGATGGTATGAGCGTCGAGAAAATGCGTGAGCAGTTCGAGGCGTGGGAGTGCGATGCCGACCAAGGCCCGCAGACTGATCCGGTTTGGTTGATGTATGACGCTGCGACCAATACCTATCCGCTGGACAAGATTCAGTCTCGCTGGGAAGTATGGCAAGCAAGCCGCGCCGCAATCGAGGTGGAGTTGCCTGAGGCTTGGAGATCTGCCGGAAGCAAGCATGAGCTCATGCACAAGCGCGATACGGTAGCGGTCCTCGAATCCCTCGGCCTGAAGGTGAAAGCATGAACGACATGATCTGCCGTAAATCTATGACCCGCTGCATTACGCCGGGAATGTGCTCGCCGCACGGTGGCTGCAAAGACCCAGCTACAGAAAGTTTGCGTGAAGTGGTTGATCAGCAGCAGGCCTTGATCGCCTCGCTGCGTGCTGAGCTTCGGGAGTCGTACAGCATTGATGCTGCCGTGCAAGAAGAGCATATGGATTTGGAGGCCGCCGCAAAGACGCTGGCGGCCTGTACGGATTACCCATGGGAACACATGCCCGAGCAGGGTCGCGCCTCGATGCGAGAGCACGCGAGGGCCATTGTGAGCGCCGCTCTATCCGCCAGCGCAGAGCCGAGCGCGCCGGTTGAGCGTGATGAGCAAGCGCTGTTCGAGGAATGGCACAAGTCCGTAGTTGAGGGCGAGCCGCCACGCGAAAAGTACAACTCCGGCGACTACCGGAATCAGCACGTTCAGCGCTACTGGCTTGGCTGGAAATCACGCGCCGAACTGGAGTCAAACCAATGAGCGTCCCATGCGAAAAGCACGCCTTGCTCCCAGTAGTCGGTCAGTCCCCGTGTGCAGGGTGCGAGATTGAAAGACTGATGGCTGAGAATGTGTCGCTGCATGCTCAGGTCGATACGCTGGCCGAGCGTCATGCTAGCGCGCTGTGTGAGGTTGAGGCGATGAGAAAGGACGCCGAGCGTTATCGCTGGCTGAGGTCTATGGAGAACCAAACCATATACACACTGGATGGGCGAGTGGACGACTATATCGAATGCCTGCCGAGCCTAGCTGATGAAGAACTGGATAAGGCAATCGACGCGGCCATGAGCAAAGACACATTGGCCAATCCAGGCCAGTAGCGGTATGATGTGAGTTCGGGCGTCGTAACCCGGTGTTAATGGATCGAGGGTAACGAAGGTTTAGGTTTGCGGTGTTCTTGTTGGATTGAGCTTCCCCCTCGATCCAGATCCAACAAGATTACGACCACCGCAAAGCCTAAGCCTTTTTTTGTGGGTGAAGAGAAGTGAGTGAATGGATTAAATGCAGTGACCGACTTCCGCCGATTCGCCAGAAGGTTCTGGCTTACCGCTTGGGCAAGAAGACCAATGACGGTCCGTTCTTCGCCATGACATGCGGTAACGATCATCGACCTTGGCGCTACATTGATGGCGACCGCTGCGACATCACGCCAACCCACTGGATGCCGCTTCCTGATGCTCCAGAGGTATCGCAATGAATCAGCTAGTGAATATGCAAGTCCTCACCATGTCGAGCCGCGAGATTGCTGAGCTCGTCGGTGCTCGTCACAATGATGTGATCACCACTATCCATCGACTTTTTGACAAGGGGCTTTTACGGTCCCGTCGTAAAAGCCGAAGGGAGGCAACCGGTGGAAGGCCTATAGATGTTTATGATCTGGTCGAGCGGGATACTCACCTTGTTGTCGCCGGCTACAGCGATGAGCACCGCGCCCGAGTGATTGACCGCTGGCAGGAGCTGGAGTCATTGCAGGCGCCAGCAATTCAGGTTCCGCAAACGCTTGCCGGGGCTCTTCGCTTAGCTGCTGATCAAGCCGAGCAGATCGAGCAGCAGGCCCAACAACTGGCAATCGCTGCGCCAAAGGTTGAATTCGTAGACCGTTACGTCGAATCAACCGGCCTCAAGGGTTTCCGCCAGGTCGCCAAGCTGCTGGGCATCAAGGAGAACCTATTCCGGGCCTTCTTGAGTGATCAGAAGATCATGTATCAGATATCCGGCGAGTGGGTGCCCTACGCCAACCACATCGACGCCGGCCGCTTCGAGGTGAAGACCGGCGCCAGCGAGGGAGGCCATGCTTTCAATCAGGCCAAGTTCACAAGTAAGGGAATCGAGTACGTCGCCCGCCTTCTGCGCGACTCAAAGAAAATAGAACCTGAAAAGGCCCTTGGTCATGGCTAAGCCAGCGAAGCCGAGGCCAATGCCAGTTTATCTTGTGCTGCGCCGCCTGGTTGACCCGGCCACCGGCAAGGAGGTCGCTGCATTCGTGCCGGCCTCTGAGGCCGACAAGTCGATCCTTCGTGAGCGCGAATTCAAGATCAACACCAAGATCCGAGCCGACCTCAAGCAGCCGCGCAACCCTAGGTTCAATGGCCTTGTGCACGGCCTTGGCCGCGTGCTGAGCCAGAACATCGACCGATTCACCGGCAAGCAGTCACACGAAGCCATCAAGTCCTTGCAGCTTGAGTCTGGCGTGTACTGCGACGAAGAGATGTTCGACATCCCAGGTCTAGGCCAGTTGACCCGCAAGACGCCGCGCAGCCTTTCCTACGACTCAATGGGAGAAGAGGTGTTCCAGGACTTCTGGCGCCAGTGCTGCGCGTACCTGGTGCTGCATGACTGGCCGTCACTCACCGAAGAGCGATTGACCGAAATGGCAGAATTTGAAGCATTCAAGGAGGCGGTATGACCCTGCAAGCCAAGAAGCCGCGCCCGAAGAAATGCCGGGTCGAATCCTGCAGAACCTTATTCGTCCCTGCTCGCATGGGTCAGGCGGTGTGCAGTCCGGCCTGCGCGATCATTGATGCGCCGAAGAATCAGGATAGGGCGAGAAAGGCGATTCAGCAGGAGGACCGCAAGAGCCTGAGAGCGGCCAAGGAGCGCGTGAAGACCAAAGGGCAGTACATGCGTGAGGCGCAGACCGCTTTCAATGCCTGGGTGCGCGCCAGGGACGCCGGACTGCCGTGCATCTCATGCGGGACCACGGCGGATGTTCAATACGCAGCCGGCCATTTCAGGTCAGCTGGCGGTCATCCAGAGTTGCGCTTTGAGCCTCTGAACGTCCACCTGCAATGCAATCGCAACTGCAACATGGCCAAGTCCGGCAACCTCGGACCTTACCGGTTCGAGCTGATAAAGCGCATCGGCCAGGAAAAGGTCGATTGGCTGGAAGGACCGCATGAACCAAAGCGCTACACCATTGAAGACCTGAAGGCTATCACCGCCGAATACCGAGATAAGCTAAAGGTTCTCAAAAGGGCTTCACAAAGTTAAGTTAGTTGTTCTATACTGGAATCTCTGTATTGGTCCTACTGTAACTGCGAGGATGTAGCCATGTAGTGCGACAGCGCGCCGGGGCCTTCCAACTGCGGCATAGATCAACCAACGCCAGCGACGCGGAGAACAGCTTCCGCCAGCCCGCATCACGCGGAAACCATCGTCTTTATCTGACAGCTCTCCCCCAGTCAGCGAACACCCACCCAGACCTAAAAATCTGGGTTAGCCAGGGAGCACGCAGGGAGAGCTGCCAGATACAGATGAGCGTCTATATCACGCGTAGCAACTGAATCGTTCTCGAATAAGGCTGAGACGACCAAGGGCCTGCCTACCCAGTTGCTACACGGATGCAGATGAATGCGCAGGCTGATGCGCATGCGAAAGCTTGGGCTATTCCCATGAATCCTCCGCGCATTGATCGCGGATCAAGGTAGTAAGGGTGCCAATGCCGAGAGATCAGCTCCGGCCATCTGCATCACCCACCAGCGACAATGCCAGCGCAGGACCTGAAATCCTGTTAGCTTCTGGTGGCAAGGATTGGGAGTTGCCCGGTCGAGCCCAGCTCTAAACCAGCTGGGCTTTTTATGCCCGTCAATCCGCTAAGTGTCATATTGACATGACGAACGAATCCAGAGCGCATACAATCAACCAACACGCAAATTCGAAGGGTCGAGAATGAAACCGTCCACCGCTTGGAGCTGCCTGGCTTTCTCGCTGGCCCTGGCCAGTTACTCGATGAATCGGGACATCAGCGCAAACGTGTTCCTGGCTTGCGTGTTTATCATTCAGGGCCTAAAAAGGGCCGATGGCTCGAGGCATGAGGGGTTTACTTCGGTGCTCGCTTTTGCGCTCAGCGCGGGCATTGTGATTTTCTCGGCGTCGAATCTGGTTGACGGCACCGAGAAAAGTTCACCACCACACTTCCGCTACAAACACTAAGGGATTGAATATGGCCGATGTCGCCACCCCTGCAGCCTGTACCATTGTAGGATTCGCTGGGGTTGCCGTTGCAAGCTGTATGCCTCAGATCGACCTGAACGCGGTTGTGTGCTCATTCGTGGGCGCGTTAATCTTTGTCCTGTGGGCCAAGGAACTGAGCACCCCGCAGCGGGTCGGATACTTGCTAGCTGGATGGGTTGGCGGGTACTACGCCGCGGCTGAAGTGCTCGCCCAGGCCTGGACCAAAACCAGCGGCATCGCCGCGTTTGGATGCAGTCTGATAACCGTATTGGTTAGCATCAGCGTTCTTGAAACTTTCAGCACCGGTAAGCTCCCGAAGTGGCTCACAGAATTGCCCGCCGCTATCGGAAAGCTCCGGAGAGGTGAATGATGAGTCTTTCTCATGCCCATACGCTGCTGTACGCCATTCTGTGCGGCAGCCTTTGCTTCGTTGTGGCGTTCATGTATCAACGCAATGGCGCCAAATACAAGCTGTTCCCGAGCGTAACGGCCTTTTGCATTGCCGCTATCGCCGGCGCGGAGTGGATCGAGGTCATGGGATCAATCATCCTGTACAAGCAATGGCCCTCAATATCCCCAGTCGTCACCATATTTTTATCCCTGTTGCTTATCCTGTCGATCAAAGAGCGCGGCAATGTCGCCCGCATCATTGACCGGCTAATGTTCGTGCGCGCCACAAACTGAGACGAATCGGGTTTGTGGTGCGGAAAAACCAACCCTTGGCGGAGTTATGTTTATGAAACGTTTTGCAGCAGCAGCACTGATTGTCGCAGCCTGGTGTCAACCGGTAATGGCCGGAAAGATCCCCGACAACATCCACCACCAGCCCGAGAAGTTCTGCCTGATCGTCGGCGCGATGTCCAACATCATCATGGCGCGGCGTAACCTCGGCGAGCCCATCGAATACCTGTACGAAGAAGCCAGCCAGATCGAACAGAAGCAGCTTCGTACCTACATGCTCGAAACCGTCACCATGACCACCTGGTATCCGCCGCAAACCAACGCAAGATGGTTCAGCCAGTGGAACTACAACCGGTGCATGGAAGCGATGAAGGATTGACCATAAGGCGTAGTAAGCAATGACCGAGGCAAAGAAGGCTCCAGACTGGGAGCGGATCGAGAAAGACTATCGAGCTGGCATTCTCTCTGTTCGCGAGATAGCCGGCTATGCAGGCATCTCGCACACCGCCATTCAGAAGCGCGCCAAGACGCACGGGTGGGAGCGGGACCTTAAGGCAAAGATCCACGCCAAGGCTGATGCACTGGTTGCCAAACGAGAGGTTGCCAGTCAGGTTGCCAGTAAATCGGTGGAAACCGAGCGCGAGATAATCGACGGCAACGCCGAGCATGTAGCTGACGTGCGGATGGCGCACCGGGGAGACATTGCCCGAGCTAGGCGCATGACCAACAAGCTACTTGATGAGCTTGAGTCGTTGACCGATGAGCAGGGGACAATCAAAGAGCTGATCGCCAAGTTCAAGGACGGCGACCACGAAGACGGCGATGCTATGGCTGACGTTCTGGCTCTGGCCAAAAAGGTAAGCGCGCTGCCGAATCGCACCAAGACCATGAAGGAATTGGCCGAGACGCTGAAGACACTGGTAGGCCTTGAGCGCCAGGCTTACGATATTGTTGCCGATCCAACTGGAGGCGATGCAGGCGGGACACCAATGGGGATGGGCGACTTCTATGCAGACGTTGCAGCAGCGACCAACTCTTAACCCGAACCTGCGAGACTTCTGGGAGACGCCGTCGCGCAACAAGATCCTGCACGGCGGCCGGTCTTCTTCGAAGTCATGGGACGCGGCCGGCCATGCCATTCGCCTGGCCGACAACTACAAGCTCAAGTTCCTCTGTGTGCGGCAGATCCAAAACAAGATCGAGGAATCGGTCTATGCGCTGCTCAAGATCCAGATCGATCGGTTCGGCCTGCGCCATCGGTTCCGCATCCTAGAGAACAAGATCATCCACAAGGTGACGGGCGCCGAGTTCATCTTCTATGGCCTGTGGCGTCACACCGAAGAGATAAAGTCAGTCGAGAGCGTAGACATCCTGTGGTCAGAGGAGAGCCACGGCCTGACCGCAAGCCAATGGGAAATCCTCGAGCCGACTATCCGTAAGGACAACTCTGAGTGCTGGCTGCTGTTCAACGCCAAGCTTGTGAGCGACTTCGTGTGGCGAAACTTCGTGGTCAACAAGCCGCCTGACACCATCGTTCGCCAGATTAACTACACGGATAACCCGTTCCTGAGCAAAACCATTCTCAAGGTGATCGAGGCGCACCGCGTCCGCAGTCCTGAGACGTTTGACCATGTGTATCTGGGCAAGCCGCGGGCGGACGACGACAGCTCTGTTATCAAGGCATCATGGGTCGAGGCGGCTATCGATGCGCACATTCTGATCCCAGGCCTTGAGGATGGTCGTGCGACATTAGGTTTTGACGTGGCCGATGATGGCGACGACAAGTGCGCGACGATCCTTCGTGTTGGCTCAGTGGCCCGCGCAACGGATGAGTGGGAAGGCCAGGAGGATCAGATCCTCAAGTCATGTACTCGGGCCTACCACAGCGCGCAGAAGGCCGGCGCCCACGTTATCTATGACTCGATTGGCGTAGGGGCCTTTGCGGGCTCCAAGCTCAACGAGCTGAATGTGAGCCACCCCAACAACCGCGTCACACACGACGGCTTCAACGCTGGCGGAAAGGTGATGCGCCCGGATGCGATCTATGAGGGGAAGATCAAGAACAAGGACTTCTTCAGCAACATCAAGGCCCAGATGTGGTGGCAGGTGGCGGATCGATTCCGCCTTACATTCCAGGTCGTACAGTCAATAAAGAACGGGACGGTTCCGCCGACTTTCAAGATTGAGGACCTAATTAGCATCGACAGCACAATCCAGCATTTGGAGAAGCTGAAGATGGAACTGTCTATCCCGCTCCGAGACTTCGACAACAATGGGCGCGTAAAGGTAGAATCTAAATCGGACCTCAAAAAGCGCGAAGTGCCGAGCCCCAACCTGGCGGACGCTTTCATCATGGCCTATGCGCCGATCCGTCGCGGCCTGAACATCAACGTAGAGAACCAGACAAGATGATCGACCTACTAGGCCGCAAGCGCCGCCGCAAAGAAGCAGAGCTGAGAGAGCGCGAGCTTGAGTTGGCCGAGAAGACCGCCGACATCGAGGATCGCAAGCTGAAGCAGCAGCGCACGATTATTCGGATGATGCAGGACGAGCAGTTGCGCGCATCTCAGAAGGACGTGCCGGTAACGCTGACAGCCCCTGCGCTGATGCCAGACATCGTGCCGGCCAGCCAGAAGTCGGCCGTGGCCATGGACAGCTGCCAGTCGATCTACGAATACGCCTCTATCGGCATCCCGAACTTCTACGGCACCTTCCCCGGCTATCCGGTCCTGGCCGCCATGAGCCAGTCGAGCGACTATCGCGCCGTGGCCGAGACGACCGCCACTGAGATGACCCGCGAGTGGGGTCGGTTCAAGATCGATGACCCGGACGCCGACAGCGGCTCAGACCTGACCGACTCCCAGCTTGAAGCCTTCAAGATGCAGGAGGAAGAGAAGGCCTCGGTGCGTCAGAGGAAGATCAACCAGATCAACGATGCCTTCGAGCAGTACGGCGTCCGCAACCTGGTCCGCAGGGCTGTCGAGGTTGAGCTGGGCATGGGCCGAGCCCAGATCTACATCAAGCTGAATCACCTGGACGACAAGCTGCCCTTCTTGATGGACAAGGTCAGCGTGAAAAAGGGGGATCTGAAAGGGTTCCGTCTGATCGAGCCGATGTGGTCCACGCCGAGCGTGTACAACGCCAACGACCCTACCGAGGCCGACTTCTACGTTCCAACCAAGTGGTACGTGCTGGGCAAGGAAGTGCACGCTGACCGGCTCATGACACTGGTTATGCGTCCAGTACCAGATATTTTGAAGCCTGCATACAACTTCGGCGGCATCTCGATGTTCCAGCTGATGAAGCCCTACGTCGAACGCTACCAGCGCACCGCCGACAGCGTGGCCCAGATCGTCCAGGCGTTCAGCCTGACCATCCTGTCTACGGACATGAGCGGCATCCTCACTAGCGGCGAGAGTGACGCCAACCTGTGGCTTCGCGCCGGGATCTTCAACCGCTTCCGCGAGAACAGCGGCATGATGCTGCTGGACAAGGAAAGCGAGGAAATCGACCAGATCAACACGCCGCTGACCAGCCTTCCCGAGTTGCTGACGAAGAGCCAGGAGCAGATGGCCGGCCCGAGCCATACACCGCTTGTGAAGCTGGTTGGCGTTACTCCTGGCGGACTCAACGCCGACAGTGATGGTGAAATTCGTGTGTGGTATGACTACATCATGGCGCAGAACGAGGCCCACGTTGCCCCGATCATCAAGACGTTTTCCGACCTGATCCAGTTGAATCTGTTCGGCGAGATTGATCCCGCTATCAAGTGGGAATTCAACCCGCTGTATCAGCTCAACGAGCTTGAGCTGGCTCAGGTGCAAGAGGCCAAAGGGCGGAATGCCAAGCAGCTGGTCGAAGCCGCCATTGTGTCGCCTCAAGAGGCGCGCGTGACGCTGTCGAAGGACGAGCAAAGCCCGTTCAACGGGATCGACGTAGACGACGTTCCAGAGGGCCAGGGCCTGAATAGCGCCTATGATGATTCCATCGACAACGAACCGAACACCAATAAATCAGAGGAATGATGATGAGCGATATCAAAGCTGGTGATGTAGTTGAAATCAAGTCAGGCGGACCGCGCATGGTTGTAGTTCGCAGGGAAGTGGCTGAATGCGAAATTGATCATGTGTGGGTCCAATGGTTTGAAGAAAGAATTGGCGATGTCCGCGCCTGCAAGGTAGCCGTAACCTCCTTGGTGAAGCGTGACGATCAAGCGTAAGCGTGTAGTCCTGCCCGACTTCCGGCCTAACGCTGGGATTCGGGCTGCCTACCATGCCGAGCTGGCTCGCCTCCTGCGCAGTGCGCGCAACGAGGTGATGCAGGCGGTCGCCCACAACTGGCAGACGCCCCAGCCCGTGGCCATGGACGCGGCGCGGGACATCCTCGGTCGCGTGATCGACGCCATCATTGCCAAGTGGATGACCAGCCTCAACGACCTGCCGCAGAAGATGGCGCGTCGATTCGTTGGTCAGACTGCTGGTGCGCTGGATCGCGGATTGAGTGCCACGCTCAAGAAGTCTGGATTTGCCGTAAACCTGCAGCTGACTCCGGTCACCAAGGAGGCCGTGCGCGCCTCTGTCGGCGTCAACGTCGGCCTGATCAAGTCGATCCCTGGTGAGTACCTTGGCGACGTGCAGAAATACGTGTGGGAGTCGGTCGAGGCTGGTTTCGATCTGAAGACGCTCACCGACAACCTGGAGCACGCTTATCACATTGGTCGCAACCGGGCGAAACTCATCGCCCGCGACCAGTCGAACAAGGTGCATGCCGTCATGGAGCAGGCGCGCCGCCAAGAGCTTGGAATCAAGAAAGCCATATGGCGCCACTCCGCTGCCGCCAAAGAACCGCGCCAGTCACACGTCAAGGCCAATGGCAAAGAGTTCGACATTGACAAGGGTATGTATCTCGATGGTGAATGGGTGCTGCCAGGGCAGGCCATCAACTGTGGCTGCACCAGTAGTAGCGTGCTGGAATGGTAGTGTATAGTTATACAGTGGCACTTATGACCGACGAGGTTTTGCCGTGACAAGAAACATCGCCTTCGATTCCTCCGTGCGCTCTATCGATGAGAGCGGGCACTTGCGCATTGCTCGCACGGTAATCAGCAAAGCACAAATCGATTCCTATTTCGGCAAAGAGATCCCAGGCTATGAAGCGCTGGGACTTGATCCTGTCCGCATTTACCAGATGCTGCGCGACCCCGTCGAGCTGGAGAAGTCTGCCGACACCGCAAAGGGTAAGCAGATCCTCTTCAAACACATCTACGTCGATTCAAAGACCCCCGAGAAAGAACTAACTGTTGGCGCCATCGGCTCTGACATTTCGTATGAGGACGGCAAGCTCTTTGCTGACCTCACGTTCTGGGATGATGAGGCAATCGCCCTTATCGAATCCGAAAAGATGGAGCAGCTGTCGTACTCCTACTACTTCGACCCGGTCATGACGCCCGGAGAATTCGAAGGCAAGCATTATGATGGTGTAATGCGCAACATCCACGGCAACCATCTTGCGCTGGTTGAGCGTGGTAGAATTGGGCGCGATGCGGTTATCAGCGACTCACTACCCCTTGAAATGAGGTTTGATATGAAACTTAAGAAAGGCGCCTTGGCGCTGATTACCGCCCGGTTGCGCTCTACAGTGCAAGACGGCGTTACCCCTGAGCTTGAGAAGGCCCTTCGCGCCATTGTTGGTGATGAAGAGTTCGACAAGGTTGCGGGCGTTCTCGGCGCTGACGAAGAGCCGGAAACCGCGGAAGACGAAGATCCGGAAAAGAAAGAACCTGAAAAGGCCCCGGTAGCCAAGGATTCCGAAGCTCCGGCGCCAGTTCCTCGCGATACCGCCATGGACGCCGATGCAATCGCCGTCGCTGTCGGTGCCAAGATCGAATCCAAGTACGCCGCCCGTGACGCCGTTGAAAGCATCGTCGGCCGTATCGCCTGCGACAGCTTCCCTGACGCCGCGGCGATCTACGCCTATGCGCTCAAGCAGAAAGGCATTGCCTGCGACGGCATCAACGAAGCCGGCCTGAAGGCTCTGGTCGCCATGCAGCGTGACATCAAGCCGGTGCGCGAGATCGCACAAGACGCCGCGCCTTCCACTCTCACTACTCGCTTCAAGCAGGGGTAAGCCATGACCTTTCAACGTTCTCTCAATCGTGATTTGCCTCGCGGTGTGGCGGGTGACTTCGCTTCGACCAACCCGCGTCATTCCATCCTGGCTGGCGAGGCTGCCTTGGTCGCTGGCGAGCCGCTGACCGTTGGCCAGTTCGCATTTGCTGATCTGGCAACCGGCAAGGTATGGGCTGCATTCGTGGCTGGCCGTGTTATTGGCTTCGTGCATCGCAACAACCAAGCCGTGGTTGCGCTGGGCACCGCTGCAAGCATGACTATTCCGACCGGCAAGGAAGTGGCGCTGTTCTCCAGCGGAGACTTCTACGTGGTCGCTCCGGCTGCCGTTGATCCGGGTGATGCGGTCTACGCTCTGGATGCGACCGGCGCTGTGGACGAAGCTGCTACCGATGCCCAGGCCACCAACTTCAAGTTCGCCGAGGCCGCCGCATCTGGTGCGCTCGTCAAAATCACTCGATTCTCGATCTAAGGGGGCAAGCAAATGCCATTCTCTTTGCAAGACCTGCAACAAAATGCGGGCATTGTGTTTGTTACCGGCCACGCGCCGAGCATGCTGACCGAAGCCGACAAGGCGCGCCTGAATCGCGAGATCCGTGGCACCGCAATGGACGCCGCGCCACTGCTCACCGCGCCCAACGCCGGCATCCTGTCGATGTTCACCACCTACGTGGACCCTCGCGTGGTGGAGTTCCTGGTGGAACCGATGAAGGCCGGTCAGATCTTCGGCGAGACGAAGAAAGGTTCGTGGACCGACGACTTCCTGCAATTCCCAATTGCAGAATCTACCGGCGAAACCTCGTCCTACGACGACTTCTCCGAAAACGGCATGAGCGGCACCAACGTCAACTGGGAAACCCGCGATACCTACTACTACCAGACCATCATCGAGCTGGGTGAGCGTGAAGTAGAGCGTGCTGGTGCGGCCAAGCTGGATTGGGTTTCGCGAAAGCAGATTTCTGCCGCGCTGACCCTGAACAAGTTCCAGAACAAGACCTACTTCTTCGGCGTGGCTGGTCTTCGCAACTGGGGTATCCTGAATGATCCGTCGTTGTTGGCTGCCATCACCCTGCCGACCTGGGTTGCCGCTGGCGGCGATGTGGTCTACGCCGGTATCGCTAGCCTGTACAGCGAACTGGTTTCCCAAACTGCCGGCCTGATCGACCGTGAAACCCCGATGATCCTGCTCTTGTCGCCACAGGCAGAGGCGACCTTCACCCGTACCAACCAGTACAACGTGAACGTCAGCGATCAGATCAAGAAGAACTTCCCGAACATGGAAGTGCAGACTGCGCCGGAGATGTCTACCGATGCGGGCGAGGCGATCAAGCTGATCGTGAAGAACTACGAGGGTGTCGATACCGTCGAGCCGACCTTCACCGAGAAGATGCGCGTACACCCGATGGTGTTGGGTCTGTCTTCGTGGCGTCAGAAGCGTTCGCAGGGCACCGTGGGCACGATCATCTATCGTCCGATCTTCGTAGCCAGCGCGCTGGTGGCAATCTAAACTGTGCGGCGGGGCTTCGGCCCCGCCATCACTGATAAGGGGAAATCAATATGACTACCACGGTAACGATTAACGCCCACTGCGCCAGCAACAAAGAAGTGGTCGTAAAGATTCACGACCATTTGGCCGGGTCGGATGTCGAGAGCTTCACTCTGCAGGATGGCGAAAAGGCTGATCGTGTTGTTTACGAAGGCCGCGAAATTTCGGTTATGGAAGCTATCAAGGCGGAGAGCAACTAATGTCCACTGTAACCATCGGCTGCAAACTTCCGAACGGCATCCACATGCAAGTGGGCGATTCGCCTCGCGTGCGCATTCTGGGCTGGAACAACAACGAAATTGCCGGCCTGTCGCACGGCATCACCCGCGACGTCCCAGCAAGCCTGTGGGAAGCCTGGCGCAAAGAGCACGCCGACTCGAAGCTGGTAACGAACGGCATCATCTTCGCCGAAGAATCGGAGAAGCGCGCCAAAGACAAGGCCAAGGACAACAAGGAGCAGAAGTCGGGCTTCGAGCAGTTGGCGCAAATCAAGGAAACTGACAAGGCCGGCGTTCTCGGCAAGTCGGACGTTTAACCATGGATGACGTCGTAGTCTTCGACCCGGTTGAATTCCGGGCGCTGTACCCTTCGATCAGTGCCACTGACGTGCAGCTTGAGGACTACTTCGCCATGGCGGAAACCTTCCTCGACAACACCAAGTGCAGCGTCGTCAAGGATCTGGGCGCCCGCAAGCGGATGCTCTATCTGCTGGTGGCGCACATTGCCACGCTCACCGGCATGGCCGAGAAAGGAAACCCGGTGGTTGGTCGAATCTCCAGCGCTACCGAAGGCACCGTGTCGGTATCGCTGGACTACGGCACCATGGGCAACAATGAGCGCTGGTATCTGCAAACCCCGTGGGGCGCGATGTACTGGCAGTTGACCAAGCGTTATCGCTCGGCCGTCTACCGCCTAGGCATTGCGCCTATGCCGGTGCAGAGGACGTTCACGCAATGAGCAAACTCACCGATATGCTGGACAAGTACCGTAAAGGGCCTAATGCGGCCCTGAAGGTCGGCATCATGGGTGACAAGACGTATCCAGACGGCCAGCTTGTGGCGTATGTCGGGTATGTCAACGAATACGGCTACAAGGGGATGATCCCAGGCCGCAAGCAGACGATTTACCACTCGGTCAATGCTGATGGGTCGATGCGCAACGACGGGCGATTTGTGAAGGCCAAAAAGGCCAACCTTGAGCGCATCGTTGATGTGCCGTCGTATGAGCTGAATATTCCGTCTCGCCCCTTCTTCCGAACGGCTGTTGCGAACAACAAGGATGCTCTGAAAGCCGCTATCGGTAGAGCAATTCGCGAAGGCGGCATGGAGCTAGGAATTCGGGCTGCCGGCGAGTTCATGGTTGACGCCCTGAAGGAGTCGGTCATGACCTGGACTGATCCGCCGAACGCTCCGAGCACTGTGAAATCCAAGGGCTACCAGGCCCCCTTGCGCGCTAATGACAAGCTCCTGCGCAACTCCTTCACCTACGAGATTGAGCAATGATCAACGTGCGCGGACTGGCCAACATGGCCACGCAGAACGTCAACCCGAATCAGGTTGTCACCCTTGAGGTGAACACCGGCTTCACGGTGGATGATTACGGCAATCAGGTTCCGTCGTTCCTGTCCGAGCAGATCGAAGTGCAAACGCAGTCGATGACCTCCACCGAGAAGTACAACCTCGACTTGAACAACAAGCAGGGTCAGTTCATCTCGATCTACGCCTACGGCACCATTGACGGCATCCGGCGCTGGCTGCAAAAGGGCTCGTCGAAGTTCATCTTCCCGGCCTATGGCGAGGAAGACCCAGCCGTGTGGATGGTCGATCAGGTGGCTGAATCCTATGCGACGTGGACGCGGGTGATCGCATGGCGAGCCTGAACGTAACGCAGCAGGAGATTTACAAGGACGTTCGCAAGTTCCTCCTTGGTCTGTTTCCGGGATCTGAATTGCAGATCATCCAAGCGGCGCAGAACAACAACCCGCTGCCGAATCAGGCGGTCGTGATGCAGGTGCTGTTTTCCAAGAATCTGGACATTGCCGTCGTCACGAATCTGCCGCCCACCGAGGCCGCGATCCAGAACTCGGTTGAGGTGCGGATGCAGGTCGATTTTTACGGCGCGAATGCCGAGGCGCGCAGCCGGATCGTGGCCAATCTCTGGCGCAGCGGCTACACCTGCGACCTGCTCACCACCTGCCAGCCGCTCTATGTGCAGTCGCATGACCGGCACATTTACGTCAACGACTCAAATCAGTACGAAGACCGTTGGATAGTTGACCTCGGCCTGCAATACAATCCACAAGTAAACGTCGCGCAAGAGTTCACCGACTCCGTCCCCGCGATAACAACAGTCCCTGTCTCGGAGTAAATGCACATGTCCATTCCGGCAAGTCGCATCGTCACGATCAACCCGTCTGCCATTGGCACCGGGGGCAATCCGCTGGCGATGAATACCCTGCTCATTGCGAGCGGTCCTGAACGCACGATTGGCGTGCAAAACTTTGGCAGTGCTGCCGAGGTCGGCGCCTTCTACGGCCTGACGTCGCCTGAGTACATCTTTGCCGGCCGCTACTTCCTCGGCTATGACGGTGCATTCAAGGTGCCTGGCGCGCTGAATGTCGTGCAGAACCCGTCTGCCGCCTTGCCTGCCATTCTGCGCGGCGGAAGCGTGCGCACCATGACTCTGGCTCAGCTCAAGGCTATTACCGGTGATCTGATCGTGACCATCGATGGCGCGCCAATCACTGTCTCGGTGAACTTCTCGGCTGTCACCAGCTTCTCCGAAGCCGCAGCCCTGCTGACCGACGTAAGCAACTTCGTTGGCGACTTCAACGAGCAACAGCAGTGCTTCGAACTGACCACCGTTGATACTGGTGCCACCGCCAACATCAGCTTCGGTTCTGGCGTAGTCGGCCTGGCGATCAAGCTGGACCAAGCGGCCGGCGCACAGAAAGAAAATGGTCGGGGTGTTGCGACTGACGCTGAGCTGATGGCATACGTCCTAAATAGAACCCAGAACTTCGGCGTCATCACCCACGTTGCCGAGCAGATCCGCGCCGACAAAGAGTCCATGGCTGCATGGGTGACTACACAGAACAGCCGCTTCGCCTACATCGCCCTGGACACTGACGGTACGGCCATCGTCGCCAACAACGATGCAAGCTTCGGCGCCTGGCTGGACGAAACCGAGCAGAACGGCACAACCCCTTACTACGGCACCATTGAGCAAGTGGCGGCTGTTTGTGGCGGTATCGCGGCCATCGACTTCAAGCGCACCAACGGCCGTCGCAACATCATGTTCATGAAGCAGTCCGGCATTGCCGCCACCATCACCGAGGAAGGCGAATACACCGCGCTGATGAGCAACGGCTACACCTTCTATGGCGAGTTCGCCACAGCCAATGACGAGTTCCGCTTCAACGTCAACGGCGCGGTGTCGGGTCAGTTCAAGTGGCTGGACAACTACGTCAACCAGATCTACCTGAATGCGCAGTTCCAGCTGGCGATGATGACCATGCTGACCAGTTACGGCTTCATTCCGTACACCGAGGCTGGCAAGGCGATTCACCGCGCCGCGGCGGCCGGGCCGATCGCTGAAATGATCAACTTCGGCGGCATCGTTGCGCTGATTGACCCCGCCGCGCTGGACGATCAGCAGAAGTCGATCATCAACACCCAAGCCGGTTTTGACATCGTCCCGTCGCTGCTTTCCAAGGGCTGGGCTATCGACATCAAGACCCCGGACGCACAGACTCGCGGCAACCGTGGCTCGTTCCCGTTCACCTTCTGGTATTCCGATGGTGGGTCGGTACAGAGCGTGAACATGGCCTCCATCAACGTTCAATAAGGGGATTAAATCATGCCAATGGGACAAAACCCTCGCACGATCACGGCGGCCAACAGTGTCGTTATGTTCACCGCTGCGGGCTACTTCGATCAGGCCATCCAGCTGCAGGGCTTCCAGGTTGATAACGCGTTTGGCTTCGGTGATGCCACCGTGGGCGAAACCCGAATGGGCGTGGACGGCAAGCAGTCGGGCGGCTGGGTGGCTCACGAAGTGCCGGTAACGGTGTTTCTTGAGGCGAACAGCGCCAGTCGCTTGCAGATGGAGCAGTATCGCGCCTGGTGCAACGCCAACCAAGAAACCAGCTTGTGCACGCTGGATATCACCATCCCGTCGATTGGCCGTCGTGTCCAGGCCAGCGGCTTCATGGTAAACCAGGGCGGTGGGCCTTCCGCGCAGAAGCTCATCAACGGCACGCAGTACGTATTCAACATGGTCATCAACAGCGAGGAATCCATCTCGTGATTACGACCAAGGACGTGACCATCGAGGACGGCACGGACGCCGGCAAAACGTTCATCGTGAAGAAGATGCCATTGCTTCGCGGTGATCGTTGGGCCAACCGCGTGGCGCTGTCGCTGTGCAAGGGCGGGGTTGATATCTCCGGCCTGACCACGATCGACGAAAGCGGAAAGCTGGTGTTCCGTGGCCTGCTGGACATGGCCGGCGTAGTCAGTGTGGCACTGAAGGCATTGGGCGGCGTCGATGATGTCACCGCTCAGGCATTGCTGGACGAGGTGCTGCAAGACGTTCGCCTGCGCCTTCCTAACGGATCGGATCGGCCTTTGATCATCGACACCGACGTGACCAGTATTTCCACGCTCTGGAAGCTTCGTATCGAATCGATCAAGGTCAACCTCGATTTTTTAACGGCCGGCGTTACCCAGTAATCGAAACCGATGGGTTGCAGATGCCTCTGAATACAGAGGCGTTTGCAAGGTGCGTAAACTTGAGTAGCCAGGCCTTCTATGTCCTCGACAACGGCCTGGCCACTTACGCTGAGCTTGACGCGCACCTGACGCTTGAAGACGCCATCACGATGATCGAATTTCATCAGGTGTCCGCGCACAACAAGGCACTGATCAAGGAATTACAGGATGAGCTCGGTAACGGTCGATGAACTGGTCATGCGCATCGAGATCGAACTGGATAAGTTCCGATCTGAAGCCGGCCAAGCTGAGAGCATTGAGAAAAAGTTGCGCGCCGCGATCAAGGGCACCGGAGAGGCATCGGACGAAGCTGGCAAGAAAGTCGATGGTATGGCTTCCAAGGTTGCCGACTCCAACAAGGAGCTAAGCAAGCAGTTACAGTCAATCATGTCTGTAACAAAGAAAGTCGTTTCCTTCCTTGGGGTAATGGCCGGCTCTAACGCCATCGTCAAGTTCGCGACCGCCATTTCTAACGCCAACGACCAATTGGGCTTCATGTCCAAGCGTCTTGGCATGGCGGCCCGTGACATCAAAGGAATGGATACCGCTGTCGCCGGCCTTGGCGGTGCGGGTGCATCCGCCGAAAACACCATGAGAAGCCTGAACCAAGGGATTCAGGAAATGGTGCTGATGGGCAATGACTCGCTGATCCCGTTCTTCAGCGCGCTCGGCGTCGGCGTGGTCGATGCCTCGGGCAACGTGCGCAAGATGAATGACGTGCTGCTGGACATGTCCGACTCGCTGTCGAAGATGGACCCGCAGCAGGCCTATGCGATCGCCTCGGCGATGGGGTTGGATGACGGCATGGCCAACGCCCTGATCCAGGGCCGTGACGCAATGCAAGAAATGCTCAGCATGCAGGAAAAGGCCTACGTCTCGAGCAAAGAGGAAATTGCCGCCAGCCGCGAGCTGAGCAAGGCGCAAGCGTTCCTGTCGGCGCAGTGGGAAGGCCTGAAAGCCATGCTGGCCAACGCCCTGATTCCCGTCCTGCTCAAGATCACGAAAGTGGTGTCTGGCTGGATGGATTACTTGGCGCGCAACGAGCGCACGGCGCGCAACTTCTTCGAGGGCATCGCCATTGCGGTGACGGTGCTGCTCATCCCAGCTCTGGTCAAGGCCGGCGTTGCAATTCTGGCGTTGGTTGCACCGATCCTTGGCACGGCAGCCGTGGTGGCCATCCTGGCGGCTGGATTCGCTCTGCTCTACGAAGACTATAAAACCTGGGCAGAGGGCGGCAAGTCGCTGTTTGACTGGACAGAATTTGACAAGTACATCAAGGGCACCAACGTATCGGTGGATAGCCTGGCCAAAGGCTTCGCCCGCCTGCTGACGGGTTATGACTCACTTGATGAGGCTCAGAAAGCCTTTTCGAAGTGGCTGCATGAAAAGGGCATTATCGATGAGAACGGCCTATCCGTGCGCGGGCTGGCGAACGCCTTCAAGCAGCTCGGGAAGGACATTTACGATTCTGTCCCGGCGCTGAAAACAATGGTCGAGCTTCTTGGTGCAGTAATGGAGGGTCGATGGGGTGACGCGCTGAGCCTGGCCAAGAATATTCCGGCTCAGGTAGCGGGCACCTACATTGACGTGGTGGGAGCGACAACGGGCCATTTTGCGGGCGCGCTAGACACCATGCTTGGTCATGAGGCTGGCGCAGAAGGGACCATATCAGGCGGCGTTAAATCCGGCGCGGCATGGCTAAAAAACCACCTGGCTGAATGGGTTGGTTCTGGATCTGGAGCATCAGGCGGCGCCACGAGCCGAGGACTGTCAGCAGACAACGCGTCGTCTGTCGCCCGGGTCGCCCAAGAGATCGGCCTTGACCCCAACGACCTCGCGCAGATCATCTCGTTTGAGACGGGCGGAACGTTTGACCCTAACGCCCGCAATCCGAACTCATCGGCCACCGGCCTGATTCAAAAGATGGCCGATCCGGACGGCAAGTATTACGGGCATACCCGCGACGAACTGGGCGCCATGGGCTTCGATGAGCAAATGGAAAAGGTAGTCAAGCGCTACTTCCAAGAGCGCGGGTTCTCCGATGGCCGCACTCACACGGTCGGCGAGGCTTACGAGGCCGTGGCGGGTTCCGGCTACAAAAAGGGCTCCAAGGCTTACGAACTGAACAAGGCATGGGATGCCAACGGTGACGGTACGATTGGCCGTCAAGAGGCAGTGGAGTCGGCACAGTTCCAGGCGCACGGCAAGGACTGGATGGGCGCGCAACGAGCTATCCAGATGACGGGCATCCCCGGCGTGCCAGGCGGTGGTTCTTCTAACAGTCAGGGCGGCGCGCAAGTTACCATTGGCAGCGTCACCGTTCAGACCTCCGCGACCACCCTACCGGAAGCCACGGCGGCCGGCGTGGCGGCCGGCGTATCGCGCAGCAGTGAGCTGATTAATCAATTGGGAGGCGGCACGCTATGACGATTCCAGGCCTGCCCTCGATACCGGACTTTAAAGGGCTCGTTTCATCCGGTACGGGCGCGCTGATCAGCTTCGGCGGCGCGACCCTGATCCGCAAGATTTTCGGCAATCAGTGGGGCATCTTCAGCCAGTACGGCATCCCGATCATGCTGGCGGATACCGTCTATTCGGTGAAGTACCAGAACAACAGCCAGGTGTCTCAGGCGCCGGTGGAGAAAGGCACCTTCACCAGTTACAACAAGGTACAGAACCCCTACCAGGCGACCGTGACGATGATCCGCGGCGGCGGTGACGCGACTTTGCGCGGCCTGTTCATCGCCCAGCTTGAGCTGTTGTCGAAGTCGACCCTGCTGTTCCACGTCATTACGCCCGAATACGTCCACATCAATGCGGCGATCACCGGCTACGACTATGCGAGAATGCCGCAAGACGGCGCCCGCATGATTGCAGCGAACATCTACCTGGAAGAGATCCGCGAAGGCGAGGTGACCTATGAAACCAAAGAAACCGAAAACCCAGAAGACGCGCCTCCGGTAGACGCGGGCGAGCAGCAGCCGAAGCCGGTCAGCGACTCAATCCTGTCTAGGATTAATGGAGCGGTCGAGGATGCGGGCGGCGTTCAGCAAGCACTTGAAACGGTGGGAGAAAAGGTGATGGATATGTTCAGCAAGTTCGTTGGCGGAACGCCTGGAGCGGTAGTCCCATGACGCTGATGAATATCCCGCTTCAGCCGATCCCAAATCAGTCGGTGTCGTTCCCGCTCAATGGAGCGACGTACACGATCGAGGTGGATACCCTGCTCGAAAATATTTACATCTCGGTCATCCTGGGCGGGCAATACGTGCTACGCAATCGTGCCCTGCGCGCCTACGCCCCTGTCGGGTTTGGCTTGCAGCTGGCTGACACGCTGGGTACCGATGATCCGGTATACACCGGCCTCGGTTCGCGCTGGCTGCTGATGGGATTGGAGCAATGAACAAGAAGATCATCCGCACCACCATCACCTTGGTCGGCGACACCCTGGCGGATGGAAGCAATCAGATCATTACCGAAGAATTGCGCACGCTGTGCGTTATCAACTTCGGCAATGGTTCAGTGGTACCGACTGCCGAGGTCATCATTTACGGCCTCAACATGCCGGCCATGCTCAGGCTGATGCGCATCCGCTGGCGTGACATCCGCAGCATGCAAAACACGATCAAGGTCGAGGCCGGCGAGCAAGGAAAAGAGCTTGTGACCGTGTACGAAGGAAACATAACTTTCGGTTACGTGGACATGAGCAACGCGCCCGACGTGGCGTTTCGTATCACCAGCTCGACGGCGATCCTCGACATGTACACCGCGTCATCGCCCGTCACGTTCAAGGGCATCACGCCCGTGGTTCAGGCGCTTTCAACCATTGCTGCCAAGATGGGTTACGAACTGGAAAACAACGGCGTACCCGACTCGCTGACGATGACCGACGTGACCCTAACCGATACCGACCTGAACAAGATCCGCGCCCTGTGCAAGCGCTACCAGATTGATTTGTACGTCGAGCAGAAGAGAATCAGCATTGCGCCTCAAGGGGCGCCGAGAAACATCCGTATTGCCACGCTACGGCCTGGCAGCGGACTTATCGGCTATCCCGCGCCAACGATGCAGGGCGTTGACGTGCGCTGCCTGTACAGCCCCGCCATTCGCTTCGGCGGCGTCATCCGCATTGCTGACTCCATCATGGCCACATGCAATGGCGACTGGCGGGTATTCGGGGTTACACTAAACCTTGAGTCCGAAGTGCCAGGCGGTAACTGGTTTATGGACATTCGCGCCACTCACAACGAGCCCAACAATGCCGCAATCAGTCGCTAAGCCATTTCGCGCCGAGGATTCATCGGGCGGGCCACTACAAACCGAGTTCATCCTTGAGCGCCTGATCGGTCGCGCCTACACGATCACGCTGGTCAAGGTGCACGAAGTGCAGCCAGGCGGAGCCGGCCCGGTTGGCTTTCTATCGGCTACCGACCTGATCCAGCAAATGGACGGAAACAACCAGGGCATTCCCAACGTACCGATGGAAAACCTGCCCTACTTCCGCCTGCAGGGTGGCGCTAACGCGATCATCATCGATCCGAAGCCGGGCGACATTGGCCTGGCCGCGTTTGCCCGCCGCGACATCAGCGAGCTGAAGCAAAACAAAACCGAGGGCCCGCCGCCAAGCCTGCGCGCGCATGACGTATCGGACGGCCTGTATTTGGGAGGCCTGCTGAATGGCGCTCCGTCGCAATGGATTCAATTCCTCGACAGCGGCATCCACATCAAGGCCACGGCCGCCATGACCATTGATGCGACCCTTCTTCAGGTTAACTGCCCGATCAACTCTACGGGCGACATCACCGACCACACCAGCAGCATGCAAGACATGCGCGATCAATATAACGCGCACATCGGACACACCCCAACTGGCGGCACTACGCCGAGCGTGCCAATGGAATGAACACACTATTTCTTCTTCCCGACTCGTGGGATCTGGCGCTTGATTCGTCTGGTAACATTGCCGTGGCCAGCGAGATTTATCAGCAGGCGCAGGACATATCCAGCGCCTGCCGCACCTTCTCGAGAGATCTGTATTACGATCAGGCGGCCGGCATCCCCTACTTCGAAAACGTGCTAGGGACGTTTGGCTTTCCGCTGTCGCTGTACAAGATGCACCTGGAGGCGGCGGCGAAGTCGGTCACTGGTATAGTCTCGGCCAGCGCTCAGCTACAATTGACCGGGCGCGTGGCCAGCGGCGCTATCCTGTTCACCAACGAAGACAACCAGACCGGGCAAATCAACCTATGATCCCAACTATCGAGATCACCGACATCGGCCTAGTCGCTCCGACACGCGAGGCGATCACAGTCGGCCTGTGGGAGATCATGCGCGGCGCTTTTGGCGAGGATCTGAACGAAGATGCGCGCACGCCACAGGGGCAGCTGGTCACGTCGCTGACGGCGGCCATCGACAACCAGAACAGCGCCATGATCGCGCTGGGCAATAATTTCGACCCGCGCTATGCCATCGGTCAGTTCCAAGAGGCATTGGGCGCTGTCTACTTCCTGACGCGAAAGCTCGCCACCCGCTCCATCGCCATGCTGGACTTTATCGGCATTGGCGGGACGGTCATTCCGCAAGGCTATATCATCGTCGATGAGGCTGGTTTTGAGTGGGAAGTGGCCGCCGCATCCGTGGTGGGTGCCGGCTTGGTTGCCGCGCTGTGCACAACTACAGGCCCTATTCAGGCCGCGCCTTTGACCATCACCACCTTCAAGGAAACCATCGACGGACTGGACCGTGTTGAAAACCCGGCTGCCGCCGCAGTAGGTTCTAATCAGGAGTCGCGCTCCAACTTTGAGACGCGTCGTTATGAGTCGGTCGCGGCCAACAGCAAGAACATGAACGCCTCGGTGCGCGGCGCCGTCGGCAACCTGGCCGGCGTGATCGATGTGTTTGTGGCGGACAACCCCACTGACGCATCGATCGTCATTGGCGAGACGGATTACCCAATGATCCGCAATAGCCTGCTGGTGTCGGTGGTGGGCGGCGATGATCAGCAGCTTGCCGAGATGATCTTAATCAAGGGCGGAACCGGCTGCGCGTTCGTGGGCAACACCTCGATTCTCTGGAAAGACGAAGCCAGCGGGGGCGCCCTTCCTCCTGAGTACATCGTCAAGCTGGAGCGCCCTGCTCACGTCACCGTTTCGCTACGCCTGACCGTTGTTGATCCGTCAGCCATCTCATACGCCAACTCACAAGCAGCCAAGGCGCAGATCGTGTCCGATTTCCAGTCCGGCGAATACCGCGCCAGGATCGGCGGCCTGGTTGTAGGAGCGAACTACCTTCTGAATCTGGACAGTGCATTGCTGCGCCCGGTCAAGCTGGAACTGTCCACCGACGGCGTGGTGTGGGACGAGTTCATGCGCTTCGGCGTCGATCAGTACCCAGTCACATCAACCGCCAACGTCACGCTGGTGGGCATATGATCGAAAAAACGATTATGAGCCAGTACGCCAACAGCCCCCGACTGATGAGCATCATTACAGGGTTGTGGGCGGCGATTGATCCCGCCAAGTTCACCGATGATTTTTATCGGCTGGTGATGGACATCCCGAACGCCAACAGCTACGGCCTGGACATCTGGGGTCGAATTGTAGGAATCGGCCGGACGGTTACGTTCGTTAACCCGGCCGGCGAGTACTTCGGCTTCGAGGATGGGTTCTATCCGTTCAACGAGCGCCCATTCAGCGCCCCTGGCAGCGGTACGGATACGTGGGAGTTGACCAATGACGCTTACCGCGAACTGATCCTGCTGAAGGCACTGGCCAACATCGTCTACGCCTCCGCGCCGAACATCAACGCACTGATGCGGGCCATGTTCGACCAGCCGTGTTACTGCCTGATTACCGGCCATATGCAGATGCGGTACGTGTTTGAGTTCGAGTTATCGCCGTATCAGCATCACTTGGTTTATGAAACCGATATTCTTCCACGCCCGTGCGGCGTTGAAATCAGCATCATCATAAGCGCCGATCCAGCCGGTCTTTTCGGTTTTTACGGATCTGGCTTGCAGCCATTCGGCCAAGGAGTTTTCTACAATGCAGCCTGATTTGATCCTGATCCCATTTGGCAAAAATGCCACCGCGGGGACTATTGAGCCAATTCCCGAAACAGCAGGACCCGGTGACGGTCCGCAAAAGGCGACATGGAATTACGGGTTCCCTCAGGTCACCATGACCCCTCTGGCAGCTGGAGGCATTCCACCACAAGGCCAGGATGTCAACGGCGTGCTCAACGCCATCAGCGAGCACACCGTGTTCGTCGGCGGCGGTGGTCAATACAAGTGGTCCACTGAGTACGTCGCAGAAACAGGCGGCTATTCGATTGGGGACGTTATCCAGGCAGACGATGGTCTTAACTCCTACGTCAGCTTGGTAAACACCAACACGGACAACTTCAACACAGCGCCAGGTTCAATCGGGGTTAGCTGGGATCTTTATGCTGGGCGAAAAACTCAAGACCAAGCAACCGAGGCCGTTTCCGGCATTGCCGAAATCGCCACGCAAGCGGAAATCACAGCGGGGACTGATGATTCCCGGATCGTTACACCGCTTAAGCTGAAGTCTGTGACGGGTGGCAGGCTGATCGGTATTCAGGTGTTCTCGACAGCTGGTGCATTCACCTATACGCCAACACCTGGTATGGCGCGTTGCCGGGTTCGGGCGGTTGGCGGTGGTGGTGGTTCGGCCGGTGTCAACACGACGCCAGCGGGGCAGTACAACGTAGTAGGTGGTGGGGCCGCAGGTTCTTATGTAGACGCGTGGCTTACTGCTGCGGATATTGGAGTATCCAAAGCGGTAACCATTGGCGCAGGCGGTGTGGCCGGGGCGCTCGGGCTGAATGCTGGGAATGGTGGAGCGACCAGTCTTGGTAGTTTAATCGTTTGCCCCGGAGGCGGTGGGTCCATAGCCTACGCGGCTCTCGTTACTTCAGCAGGGTCTATTTCTTCCGGTGGTGTTCCAGGCGCGACCCCTACTGCTCCGGTAGGATCGATTGCCTATGCAGGCCAATCAGGCGGGTACGGGATATTCCTTTCCACAACCGCCGTTAACGGGGCTGCCGCAGGTACAGGCGGGAACTCTCTGCTGGGAACTGGTGGTTCCGGCCTGGTCTTCGCCCCCGAGGGATACGGAGCTGGCGCTGGCGGCAAGTACAATGGGCCGAGCACTGCGGGCACGGTAGGCGCCGCAGGTGCTCCGGGCGTCATTATCATCGAAGAGTATGCATAAAATTAAAGAATTCAATTTAGAAAAACTGACCGTTTCGCTTGAGCGGAACCGTTCTGGGGCAACGCAAGACCAATGGGTTTTGCTGTTGGGCGACTCGCATTCATGGGGGCAGGGTTCGCCCGAATCGCAGAACTACACGACCGCCGGGAATGTCTCTGTGCATAGCGCAAACATCCACAACAAGGGCTTTATGGCGCGACTGTCGGAAGACATTTGCAAGCGTCGCGGTATCCACACAGCGACTTACGGGGCGTGGTCCGCGAGCTGCCCAGCCAGCGGGGTTCGCCCTGGGTTCTACGGCGGCGATGCGTTGCAGCGCTCGGCGAATGACCCCGCCAAGTTCTTTCCACTGCTCCCGGTAGTTGGAAAAATCACTGGCGCACTAGCCCCGCTGTCGAGTTATGGAGCGCTGACAGACTCACGGTTCTACTCCCCAGCTGCTGTCGGGGCTCCATATACTGCGCTGTTCCGCGAGAAACTGGCAGCCGGTCTATTTGGGCTGCCATTGCTCACGCTCACGACCGAGGGCGTTAGTGAGTTTCAAGAGTCGGGCAAGACCGAGTACCTACAGTTAACGGTCAATCCTGCGCGCCCAGCTTCGGGGGCTGGTTTTGCGACCTACACCAATGGGGCAGGCGGAATTTATGTCGAGCGCAACACGACCACCAATGACCTTTATCTGTCGACCGCGCAGACTGTCGGGTCGTTGCCATCATGGGTTGTCGCTGGTGCACTGGCTTTTCTGCCAGGCTACGGCCTGATTCGATTTGCAACGGTTACTGGAATCAGTGGTGGCACGACACTTGGGGTCAGCACAGTGGCTGGTGGGGCGCTCGGCGGGACTCCGGCGTTCAGTTGCATTCGTGATGGTATGCGCCTGTACCACCCGGCCTATGTTCAGAAGTGCGTGGTTCGCGTGCCGATGCAGGCGCCAGCCCGTGCGCTTTACATCGCGGTGCGCCACAAGCCTGGCGGCGGCATGCTGAACATCTATTTCACTGACAACCTCGGGACGGGCGGCGGGGGCAATGATCCATACCTAACTGGTGGAGTTGCCCGATTGACTGCAAACGACTTCGAATGGTCTGCGGCTGCTGGGGTTGGCACTACGGTTGCCGGCCCTAATGGCGTACTGACAGCATCAGCCAAGGCCTGCGTTACATCGGTCAGCTATCAGATCGATACGTCTGCGGGCGCCACGGGCGCAGTAGAAGAAATTGTCTACCGAGTGGACTTCGGCGCTACCCAGCTTGGCGACCTATTTATTGAGGCATCCGGGTCGTGTGACATCCGGGGCGTTATTCTCGACAACAATAAGGTTGCCAATCTGGCCATGGGAGGACACACCATTGGCGGCTGGCTTGGGACTGAGGCGTCGTATTCGAACGAGACTGGCGATCACATTGGGCAGATCCTTAACCACACTCCTGTGCAACCGTCACACGTAATTGTGCAACTGCCGCTGGTGAACGAGTATTTCCGCCAGACCCCGATCGCCACTTTCGTGGCCAACTTAACGCAACTCGTTTCGCGCTTTCGTGCGCATATCCCTGGAAGCAACAACTTCAATGCCAAAGGTGTGGACTTCCTGTTCTTTACGACCCTGAAAAGCCGGCCCGAGGCTTGGGGCGGCGAGACTCAACCGTCGATCACCTACGACATGTACATTCAGGTGGCCCGCGCAGTGTGCGCCTCTATCGGCTGTGCATTCGTGGACGTAGAGTCGGTTCTCTCGGACATGGTTCGCGCAGGTCGCATCGACTACCAGCGCCTCTACAACGATGACGGGCACCCTAGCGATTATGCCAATGAGCTGATTTACGAAGAGATCAAGAAGGTGCTGGCGGTAATGGTCTAGTTTTATCGTCGCACAGATAAAGTCAACATATCTTTAGTATGGAAAGCGTGCCTCTGCTTGTTATATTGCTAGCGGCATGCCATAGGAGAGCGATATGGGTATAACATCGCAGCAACTTCTGCAGATCCTCCCGAACGCCGGAAATCAGGCTGGTGTGTTCGCCTCGGCGCTCACGCTTGCCATGGACAAATGCCAGATCAACACGCGCCTTCGCATGGCCGCCTTCATTGCCCAAGTGGGTCATGAGTCCGGCCAGTTCCGGTATGTAAAGGAGCTGGGCGGCGACCAGTACTTGAGCAAGTACGACACCGGCACGCTGGCCAAACGCCTGGGCAATACGCCCGAGGCTGACGGTGACGGGCAGAAATACCGCGGGCGCGGACTGATTCAGATCACCGGGCGAGACAACTACCTGGCGTGCAGTAAGGCCCTGTTCGGCGATAACCGCCTGCTGGGTACGCCTGAGTTGCTGGAGCAAGCCGAGTGGGCCTGCAAGTCGGCGGCGTGGTTCTGGAATTCGCGCAACCTGAATGCGCTGGCGGATGCGGGTGATTTCGTCGGTGTTACGCAACGCATCAATGGCGGCACCAATGGCTTGTCCGAGCGACAGGAGTTCTATCAGCGTGCATTGAAGGTGCTGGCGTGAGTCCGCTCCTGCTGCGAATCCTTCCCTACATAGCTGCAGTCCTTCTGGTAGCTGGCGCTCTGTTCGGCGCCTATCACCACGGTCTGTCGGTGAAGGACGCCCAGTGGCAGGAGCGATGGTCTGACCGTGACGCTTCCGACAGCAAGGCTCTGGCTGCCGCCGAAGTTGCCGAACGATCCAAAGAACAAGCCCGCCAGCAATCCATCAACAAGGTGATCCAAGATGGTCAGAAATCCATTGATTCAGCGACTGCTGATGCTGCCGCTGCTCGCGCTACTGCTGACAGCCTGCGCGGGGAAGTCGATAGAGTCGCCAGCCGTACCGCAAGTCAAGCCGGCAGCCATTCCTGCACTACCGCAGCAAGCCAGGCAGCAAGCCGCGCCGTCCTGGTGCTCGCCGAGCTGTTTAAGCGTGCTGATGAAAGAGCGGGAGATTTGGCGGCAACAGCTGATGAAAGTCGAATCAGGGGATTGAACTGCGAAGCGGCGTATCGAGGGATGGAAGATGGTAACTAGCAATGCATCACAGGGCGGTAGCCAGGAATGAACAACCACATACAGGGCGCCTCATTCAGCAAGGTCGTAACGATCCCTTTATCTCTCCCAGACGGCTACTTTGTCGGCTGGGCCCCAACCTCACAGATCCGGTTTTTTCGGTTTCACGCAGGGGTGCAGGAAGTAGGCGAGTTGATAGAGGATCTATCGTGCGTCTGGGCCGATCCTCTGACTACCAGAACTCTGCTGGTGCAGGCCGTCGACACGGGACTCTGGCCGATCACCCGCGTGTGCTGGGACATCCGATTCACGCGGACGTCGGACGGCTTCAAGCGGTCAACAAATTTGACCGTGTTCGGCATCGTTAAAGGGGCCACCCAATGAGCGACGACAATCTGATCCTCTTGGTTCGAGACGCAACTCCGGATATGCAGCTGACCGAGGCCTTGCCTGCTGTCGTGCCAATGGAAATGGCGGCGGTCATCAAAGGTGATAAGGGTGACCCCGGCGATACGCCTGATCTCACCGCGATCACAGACAAGCTAGATACGATCGAGGAAGGGGCCACAGCGAACGAATCGGATGGGTTTCTCCGTGCTCGCTCGAATCATACCGGAACCCAGGCGATTGATACCGTTTCCGGTCTGCAGGTGGCGCTGGATGGAAAGGCTGGAGCTACGGAGCTAGCCAATGCCACAGGGGTTCCGTCTGTAGCAGCATTGCGCGCGCTCGATACTACCTATTTTTCCCGTGCCGAGACGCTCGGATATACCGCCCCAGGTAGTGGCGGTCAGTCGAAATATTACTTTGTTCTGACGGGTAGCCCGCCCGCCGATACCTTCATGGCGATCCGATCCAATGATGGCCGTGGCTACTGGGCGTTAAACCATAACGGAACGATTGACGTTAAGCAGGCCGGCGCGGCAGTCGGAATCGATTGTTCGGCAGCCTTCACTGCTGTGGCTGCTGCGGTCGTGGCAAGCAATGGTGCGATTGCGCGCGTGACCTTCTCTGCGGTTTCGGGCGGACAATACACAGTCGCCAATCAGGTTCTGTTCAATTGCAGCCAGATCGTCTACGAGTTCCACGCTGATGTGGTCAACACCTCCAGCGGCTACATTACACCTATGGTTTTCGCACACGATCTCAATGCGCAGCCGCTGGCTGCCCTGTTCAACGTGACGATCATCGGTAATGGGCATAAATGGGACGGTAATGGTGCGGCAATTCTGGCAGCCATGGGTCTTGGCCCGGGTGCGCTTCCGCCAACCTTCCCGGCGCCGATGTTCAACTACATCGACAACCTGAAGATCCACGAGACTGATTTTGCCAACGGCGTGTACGACAGCCTCAATCTGCGGCAATGCCGAAACCACAAGATCGCCAAGTGCATCTTCCGTGACGCCACGCAGTACCTGGCCAACGGCCTGAACATCACTACCAACTGGGCTGTTTATGTGCGCGGTGATTACCGCACCTACAGCCATGGCGTTGTCGAAGACTGTTTGGCCTATAACAACTCGTCCATGGGGATGACTTATTACCATTGCTGCGGTGGTACGTTCCGCCGTTGCCTTGCGCACAACAACGGTCTGAATAATGGCTCTGGCGGTTCCGGCAGCGGTTTCAGCTATGAGATGCCGGCTGGTGCCTTTTCGATCAAATACGCGGACGGGTTGTTCGATGATTGCCATGCCAACAACAACGGAATCAACGGCTACTACATCAACACTCCGGGCGTTACCGTGAACGAAGCGTGCACTTCCTACGGGAATGGTGTGCTTGGTCTTGCGAATGACGTCAGCGGGCTACAAATGTGCGGAGTCTGTGTCTCCGGTGCCGATCAGGTGACCGTACTGGGTTCCCACAAGTTTAATGCCCGCCACGGCGCCTCTTTCCTTGGTGCGACTGGTTTGCAGCCCACTTGGAACTGCGGCGGTGAATACACTGACAATTCGGGCAGTGGTGTCAATATTCAGGGCATTTACCGTGGCGGTGTTCTCCCGGGCGCCAAGCTTTTCCGCAACGGGCGCACATTGATCGGGGGCCAGTATCTCACTGCCCTTAGTGTGTCCAACTCGTCCTACAACAGCGGATCTGGTACATTCAGTGCCAATGGCGTTGAATTCGACAGCAACGGCGGGCGAGACATCAACATCGGTAACGTTCGAACGGTTCGGGTAACTGGCAACAGTTGCTTCAACAGTAACGACATGCGCGGCTCCTCTGGTGGTACTGGCTTCGGTTTCGGCGCCATCACCAACCTGTTTCTGAGCAACAACTTTATGGACGTGGTTGGCAATGGCTGGACCACCAACGCCTATGTAATCGGCAATGACGTGACAAACGTTTACCAGTTTGCGAACAAATCCAATCAGGTCACCGGCAGCGTAATGACGAACAGCGGTAGTACCAAGTTCGGCATTTCCAGCGCCACACGCATCACAACCGGCACACACACAGTGAAAACTGCATTGCCTGCGACGGGTACGGCCACACTTGCGGACGTTGCCGACGTACTAGCAACACTGATCGAATCGCAGAAAGATGGGTTGATGCAGGGTTGATCGGCCGGTCATGACCGAACAAGAACGGAAGGGAGCCCGCATTGCGCGGGCTTTTTTGTGACTATTAACGACCTTCTTGATATTTGGCCTGGCGCTTCTTAGAGCAGGCCGCGTGACTGCCGTGTGATCTGTGCCGGCTGCAATACTCGCAAGTCGGGTTCAGCTCAAGGATTGGCGTAGGCGAGCTGTTCCGGCGTACTTCCGCTGTTCGGTAGAGCTTGCTCATTGATTCAGCTCCTTGACATTGTCGAGGCAGTCTTCGCCCTGTTGAGTGATTTCCCATAGTGCAGGGCTGCGCTGTACCCGATTCAGCAGGCCGAGCTGAGTCAGCAGATCGAACCAGTGACGGCCAATGTCTGCACCCTGACCGTCATCTGTGCACTCTTGAAAGCGTTGCAGCTTCCGGATCACCTTGTCGGCGAACGGGTGCACCGCCGATACTGGCGCGGGCTGCTGACGGTAGACGCCGAACGCGCCGGGGCACATGAACGTGCACTTCACCAGATTGTTGGGTGTGCCCTCGTTTCGCATGTAGGCCACCGGCTCTTGGCGGGGTGTCGGCGCGGGCTGCGAGGTGAACTCCTTGAATGCAACCCACAGGCCCTGTACGTACTCGTTGGCATACCCTTCGCGGTCATCGCCACGCGCGAGCCAGTGTCCATCAAGGAAACCGAGCACTGGATGCTTCGTTGCCAGCACCCACTTCTGGAATCGTTCGCGGCGCCCTGCTACACCCTGCCCACCCTTCAGCCGCTCGATTTCGGCGCGACGTTCGAAGTCTAGATTGATCGCCCGGTTAAGCTTCGATTCAAGCTGGGCGATGGTGGCTTGCAGTGCATCCATCTGCTGGTTCAGGGTTTTGTTCACCGCCAGAGCGTCTGCGCTCAGGGCTTGCAGTTCGGCGAGTTCGGGCGTGGCGGTGTAGACGGCCTTTATTTCATGTCTACCGCCCGTGTGATCCGGATGGAGGTCACCGTCCATATCGTGAGCAAGGTCTTTGGCTGCATCCTCGCTTGATTGGAGTTCGCTGAACTCTTTGCCGTCAGGGCTGACCACTACCCATGAAAACGCCACCGGCTGGCGCTCGACGACCTGACTGGCGTTCACCGTGGCGTATGCGTCATAGACGCCCTGCACTTCTTTTCGTACCTCGGCATCGATGCATCCGAAGACATCTTGGCGCTCGATGACAGGGGCGCCGGTACGGTACAAGAAATCACTTAGGTTTTCGACCTTGTGAGGTAGGTGGGCGTTGGGATCGACGACAGGGGCGGCGAGAAGGGCGCGCAGTTCGTCTAGCTCAACGTCAGGATTGCCAAGCTTTTCGCCATACGCCTTTGCAATCAAGCTTTCCAGCTTCTCCCGCGACACTTCAATTTTACTGCTCATTCGCTTGCTCCTTACGCTCGATAACTACACCGTCTTTTCCGTAGAACACATCTGAAACGAACTCAGGGTGTTTGAACAACACGTCGCAGTCACAGAGCATGCGGTGCGTGTTGTAGCTGCATTTGTTGTGGTGGTATTCCGGCTCGATAGACTCTGTGATCTGCCAGCCGCGCGGGAAGTCAACGCTCATTCGCTTGCTCCCGATTCGGTGGGTTTAAATATTGGTCGCCCGTGGTTCTTGTGGTAGCCGAGCTGTATTTCCGCTGACTTCCTGCGGCATACGGCCTCAAAGAAGTCCGTTATATATCCAAGCCGAAGATCGACGCCGCCTGACTTTATGGTGATGCGCCAGCTTTGTTGCTTTGGCTGCCAGGTAACGCCAAGGACGCCCGTCTTGCTATGCCTTGTGATCGGCCTGTTGCGGCTGTTCTCTTGCATGGTGACTTCGCGCAAATTCTCAGGTGAGTTGTTCTGCGAGTTTCCGTCAATATGGTCAATGAATCCCTTTGGCCATCTGCCGTGCACTGATGCGAATACAAAGCGATGCGTCAAATAATCAAGCCCTCCATAGTTGATCATCCGGTATGCAACATGGCACCCACGGTAAGGTTTCCGCAGGTGCCCTGCTTCCTTTCCATTCTTGATCCAGATGACTTTCCCTGTATCTGGAACGTACTTAAGATGCTGCATCATCTCTTCGATTGGATGATTTACCTTTCTCGGCGCACTCATCTCAAACCTCCTGCCAATCTATGATCGATGCCAGCCCGAAGAGGGCGGCTGGATTATTGACCTGTAATCTCCCGGACGCTGAGTACTGTCTTAACGCCGTCGCCCCAGCCCTCATCATTCATGACGGCCTTGCGGATTGCGTCGCCTGCGTCCTCATCGTCCTCGACTTCAATTGTTCTGGTTGGCGTCTCGCCTTCGTAGTTCAGGTAGTGGATCTCGAAAGTTTTCATGGTTGGCACTCCAGGTATGCGGCTATGAACTCTTTCGCCGCTTCAGCGTTGATAGCGTTTCCGTAGGCGCGCAGTCGTCCCACTCGGCCGGGAGCCCCATTAACCAGCGGGACAAGGCCGGGTTCAATTGGCCGCCACTTGTTGTCCCGGCAGCTAATCCAGTCAGCACCTGCCCAGATTCCGTTAACCGGGCCGGGCCGGCCAAGAAGGCTTGATAGTCCAGTAGGTCGTTCCGCAACTTCCCGTCTTTGCGGACTAGGGAGTTCGTCAGATCCGCGCCGCCGGACTTCCAGTCCCGAGTTGTTGGTGTCGCCCACCCGCTCAGGACTGCTGCATGGTTCAGCGTGATGTTCGAGGTGGTGAAGTCGATTGATGGTCCCCGATTCGAGTCGCATGTCGTTGGCGTTGGCCAGCCTGCCAGCATCGCGTAGTCGTTCAGGTTCGCACCGTGTTTCGTAGAGTTCATTGCGCGCTGAATCATTCCCCCGCCCGATGCGTTGCTCGCGAGCGGAGTTGGCCACCCAAAATAGTCGATCGCGGACGTTTGGCGAGCCGACGCCCGCAGCCGGGAACGGGATGGCCCCGAAGGCGTATTCCAAGGCTTCCATGTCAGCGTGTACAAGGTCGACCCAAGGCTCGACAGCTTTGCTCGCAACCTGTTCTCCAAAGATGATTGGAGGGCCGCACTGCTTGATGAGCCAGGCAAAAGTTGGCCAAAGGTGTCTTGGGTCCGCAAGCCCAGCTCCAGCGCCTGCCGCGCTGAAAGGCTGACATGGGCAACTTCCTGTCCAGACTGGTCGCGAGTCAGGCCATCCAGCCCGACGAAGAGCGAGGGACCAAATTCCAATCCCAGCGAAAAAGTGACACTGCGCGAATCCTTGAAGGTCTGTCGGGATGACATCTTCGATGCTCCTTTCGTCAACGATGCCTGGTGCGATGTGGCCGGCATGGATTAGGTTGCGCAGCCATTGGGCGGCGTATGGGTCGAATTCGTTGTAGTAGGCGGTCACTGCCTCCCCCCTAAATAATTGGAAACCCGCCTCACGCCATACCCGCGCGCAAAGCTGATCACTGTGTAGATCACGGTTATCTCAACGTTCTGCCTTGGCGAAGGAATGAAGCCGTACATGGGGAAAACAAAGTGGTTGGCGATCACCGAGACGACCAGGCCGATTGCGATACTAACCACGATCTCGAGCGCCGAACCTTTGCGTGATTGGCTCATTCTTCATCTTCCCCCTCATTGCAAATTCGCACAGACTCGCGCCGGCGGGCCATTTCAAGTTTTCGCACCACAATTTCTGATAGCTCTATTTTGTGGCGCGGCGGATCTAATAAGGGCCTCGCTTTCACAGATCCAAGCGCGTGCAGATGGTGAATCATCAGCGTCAGCGCCTCGCCCTGCTCTTCAATGCCTGCCCACTCCATCAGGTCGGCCAAGGCCTTCTTTGTGCCTGGACGCACCTTCAGGCGCAGATCCTCTTCCTGCATCCGCTCGGCCTTCTCGCGGCGTTTCTCGTCTCGCTGCTGCTGGGTCATTGCCATTGATAGCCCCCTGTAGCCCACTCGCGGGCAAATGAAATTGTTCGGCCCGCTTGCGGGTGCGGACTGCTGTACTGATGCGCTTCATGCGGCTCTCTTGTTCGTCCAGGCGCCCATGGATTTGAACACCTTGGCTGCCTGTTCTTCGGTTAGGTCGATGGCGTCAGGGATCGCCAGCCAGCCCGACCCGATGACGTGGTTTCGATTGGCGCTGGCGCACAACTCGGCGTGGTACTGCTCCATGTGCTCGGCCAGGTTGATGACCAAATGCACGCCATCCGTGGTGAACTGAATTGACTTGCTGTACTGCTCGCCGGCCGGCGTTTCGCAAAACACGCTGATATAGATCGTCCAGCGGTGAGCGATGTCGCAGAGCGCATTGGCTACCGGCTCGCTACGGATCTGCGTGCAGTTCTTCCAGTGCAGCATGATCTGACGATCTGGCGGCTCGACGTTCGCTACGCAGGCGTAGTTAGTCTTCAGCAGCGCCCGTGCCGCTCGCTCCATCCGCGCCTTGAAGTTGTGCGGCTTTCTTTTTGCTGCCATGGTCAGCTCCTTGGATCAGTTAGGCATTCAAGCGCGAACTGCACGGTGTACGGTGCTTTCCGATATTTCTTGTCGTCCGTCTTTCGGATGTAGTTCTGAAAGCCGGCCGCGGATAGGCCGATCTGCGCTGCGGCTGCTCGCTGGGACAGGCCCGAGCGCTTCAGCAGGTCGCGCAGGTATTTGGCGTCCGGGTTGTATTTGGTTGCGTCGGGTTTCATTGGCGCGTCCGATCAATCTGTGTAGGCGATGTACTTGAATTTTCCGCCATCGAAGCGTTCGAAACGCCCGCCGAAGGTGCCTCGAACTTCCTTCTCAACCTCGGCGGCCGTCATGTGTAGCGGGTAGACGCCCTCCTTGATCATGGTGAAGTTGGTGTGAGGGACGTAGCGCCAATCGACCTTTGTCGGATCAAGCGGCCTCGGCTCTTCCGGCTTCCATGGCTTGCCCGTGTACGGGGCTGGCGCTGGGATTTCCTCGTCTTCCTCATCCCATTCGCAGGTGTCGCAGTAGTTGCGCGGCGCAGTGCAGGCAGAGCACGGCGGGTTGATGTGGCAGCTGCAGTTTTCCGCCTTGCGCATCTGTATTTGCCCTTCGCAGCCTTCCCGGCCGCACGTGTCACCTTCGCAATAACCTGGCTCGCTCATATCTATAACCCCGTTCGCCGCGCCGTTGTGGCCGGCATGAGCAAACTATAGACAAACAATGTTTGTCACGCAAGAAGAGATTTAGGCATTTCTTCAGATCACGCTTTCGTGCGATTCCTGAACTTCGGAAAGTCGATGTCGTAGTCATCGATGATCCGCCGCAACGTCCCGCTACCGATGCCCATTTGCTTTTCCACCTGGTGGCGAGTCAACCCGACATCGCGCAGGGCGGTGATGCGCTCGATCAGCTTGGCGTCATCGGATCGCGCATTGGGCTTGCCCATGGTGTCGGGCAAGAACTTGAATTCCTCGCGCCGCGCCATGGTCCACAGCGTGGTTTGCGCCATGCCTACGGCCGCTGACACCTCGCGGCACGTCATGGTCTTGGCCATCTCCGCGATCAGCATTGCGCGCTCTTTGCTGCGCTGGTACCGCACTCCCTGCTGATGGATGCCCTTGGGCTTTTTCTCGCCAGGCTCTGGATGCTTGCGCGGCGGCTTCGGCTTGAATTCGAAGCCCGCCACTTCTTCGACCTTTCCGCCTGATTGGAAGAAAGCGGCTTGCGCCGCCTCCAGTCGTGCCTGCCGATGGGTGCTAATTAGGATCTGATTATCGATCATGCCGTCTTCGCTCTGAGCTTGGTTTCGTATTGGTCAACCAGCAGCTTGAACTGCCACAAGTCTTCCTCCAGCTTTTCGATGTAGTCGTCATCGCGCTTGAACTCTTGAAGCCAGAGCTGGCGGCCGACCGGCTTCAGCAGTGGGCAGTACATCCCGATGTGCCACCACTTGCGCTCCGCGATCCACATGCACCCCTGCACCTGGTCAATCACTCCGCTGGCATCATTGTCGATATGAAAGGCGCGCAGCTTTTCAGGGGCAAGGAAGCATTTGTATTCAGAACCGCCATCAGCACCGATAAAACCGTCCGCGCTGGCCCCGAAGGCGCCGTCATCGGTCTTTATCAGGCCAACCTGCGTAACGATCAGTCCGGTCTGGATTTCGTGCTCCATGCGCGCCTCAGGTTCCAGCTCGTGACCTCGGCGCATTTGCCAGGTTTCGAAGCCGTTATCGAGCGGCTTCCCGCCGATCCTCTCCACTGCCAACTGGAAGGCATAGTCGAGCGCGGCCGATGAAGGCTCGCCGACTGACTCACCGTCAAGCGCGCGCTGCACGACCTCGGCCCGCGGTGCTGCCTTGTAACCAGCTAGGTCGCGGGACTTAGCCTCACTACGACCAGCAAGCATTGCATCGACGTAAGTACGCTGTTGAGCGGTTAGTCCATTCACCTTAGAGCGGGCAGTCGCAAACATGCTGGCGGTGATGCATCCAGCGCGCTCTTGGTGCCAGGTGTCTGAGCCCTGCGTGCAATTGACGACGATCATTGCTGAGCCTCCAGTTTTGCCTTCTGCTTAGTCACGGCAACCTTAACCGCGTCGTAGCCAGCCACGTCGCCGGCCTCCTTGAGCGCCTTTACGGCTGACTGCCAAACGTCCTTCAGTTCGTCGGCAGTGGTTGTGCCTTCAACCTGGGCAATGATTCCTGCCACCACTTCTGCCCGGTCCGCTGCGCTGTCCGATCCGTCAGCCGTCTGCGCGTCATCGTCCTGAGCATCGCTTGTGGTGATGTTCAGCAGGGCGCACATCACGTACCGCTTTCCGTAGGTGGTGGATGATCCGACCGACTGAACGTCGTTTCGACCTTTGCCGACATCCAGCGGCAGTCGCATCGTTGTTTGCTCCCGATGGCCACCGCGGTGCATCAAGATCCCGGTCACCTCGATAGCCTTCTCGGCGTTTTCAACCTTGAAGGTGATCGCGAAACCGTGCTGCTGCATGATCGGCTTGATGGTCCGGGTGATGTCGTCCAGGGTGGCGTAGGAGTTGCCCGTGTGCAGATTGATCGCCCCCTCAAAGACGGTCGGAATATCGCACTGCATCTGCGCCATCCCGGCGTTAAACGCTTGCTCGGCGTCCTTGGCTTGCATGCGTTCGTGCATGGCCAAAAGCCTTTCCATTTTCTCGATATCGCAAGTCGGATCGGCAGCGGCCCGACTGATAACGGCCATGATGCTGGTGTCTTGCTGTACGGCCGGCGCGGCTACCTGTCGGCGCTGCTCGGGGACGATGATTTGTCCGGTCATGCTTGATTCCTCAGAAGTTGATTGTGATGTTCGGCACTTCGCCGCGGGCGATTTTCAGGACGATGGCCTTGGCCAGTTCCTCGGATACGTTCATCGACATGATTGCCGTCTTTGCTTCGCCAAGGATCTTGGACTTGTGCGCTACGTCGGCTTGGCGGGCGTTCTGCTGGCGGATGATTTCGTCCGCTGCAGCCTCTTGTCGGGCCTTTTCATCAAGTCGCGCCTGTTCTACCGCTTGCGTCTCGCGCTCGATGGCTGCCAGTCGGTCCTGCTCGGCCTTTTGCTCGGTTTCCAACTGCTCGCGCTTGGCTTGCTCGGCGCGGCGCTCGGATTCCGCTGCCTGCAGCTTCAGATCAGCTTCGCGCTTCTCGGCGGCGGCCTGGTCTTCACGGGCTTTCTGCTCTTGCGCTTCACGCTCACGCTGCGCCTTCTCTTCGGCCTCGCGGGTGGCTTTCTCGGCAGCTTCGCGGGCGATACGGTCCTCGTTGTCCTTCTTGTCGCGGGCCTCTTTCTCTTCGCGCAGCTTGGCCAGTTCGGCCTGCTCGGCTTCGTATTGCTGGCGAGTGGTGAGAGCTGCGCGCAGCTTGATCAGCGTGGATTCTTTGGCTCTGGCGGCTTCTGTCTCGAACTCTTCCCAGTGATCACCCATCTGAACGGCTTCGACCGACGCGATCGATTCCAGCAGCACCGAGGCGCTGACGTCGGCCAGATCGATGCAGAAGTCATGGATGGCTTGCACCGCATCGACATGCTTGTCCTTGCGGGCGATATCTGCAGCTTCCCAGTCATCCAGAGGCTTTCGCACTTCGTCCTTCCACGCGTCCAGCAGGTCGCGCATCCGCTTGCGTTCGGCGTCGATCTTTTTAGGCACATCTTTCAGCTCGGCAACCAGCTCTTTGCCGATATTGTCCAGCGTGGTTTTCGAGCGAGCTACCGAGTGAGCGATAGAGGCGATTTCCTTCCGGCCTTTGACGGTGGTGATATCTGGTACAAACCCATCGATCTCTTCGCGGATCTTCGCCAGGTACGGGTCAAGGCCGCTGGCCGCGCTGAATACCGACAAGGCGTTTTCTTTCGATGGCACAACTGCAATTTCTGTTGCTTCTGACATTTCCCTTCTCCCACGAAAAAGCGCTTTGGGGTTGCCCGGTGGAACTCTGTGAATAACCTGGATCGACGGCTTGTCGGTCAGACACAGAACGGGCAACTCCAAAACGCTTTGATAGCCGTCGATCCTGATAATTTGCTTTGGCGTTCCACGGCCTTGGCGAGGTGGATAATACCCTAAAACTTAACTTCCTCAACCTGTTTGTTCATCCAGTGATGTGGCCAGCCATGGCGCTGACGAGCATGAATCCGGTGCAGGCGATAAGCGTGATTGCCGATCCTCGCCAGTAGGCGTAGCGCTTGGCTTTCTGATAGCTAGTCACGTCCAAGGCCTCATGCTTTGCATTACCAGGTCGTGCAACGCCTTCCCGTTACGACTGATGCGCTCACCGCGCAGCTGCCATTTCTTCGTGCTTGGCCAGCAGTCAATCATTCGGCCATCCGGCAGCGTGAGAACGACATGGAAGCCGTTGTTGTGCTTCTTGTGGGCGATCCCGGTACGAGACAGCCATCCATCAAAGCGCAGCATGGCTTCGGCCTTCTGGCGCTTCTTGTGTCCCTCGGGGTTTGGCTCGCTGCCTTCCCCACCGCAGTTTCTGCAGCAGCGTGGATAGCCCACGTCATCGCCGATGAGCCCGAGGCAGATCATGCAGTGACTGCCGTCTGCCACGTTGTCCTCATAGAAACTCACGATTTCACCAGGTAGGTAACGGTCCACTCACCGCACAGGCAAGCCCGCTGCGTCCAGGCGTGAACGTTTTCTATACCAGCGTCATAGGCCAGCGACAGAGCGCCAAGCCATGACTTGTGGGTGAAGGCTAGGGTCATGGTGTTCATTTGGCCTCCTGCTTGCGATAACCCGAATCCCAGATTCGCTCAGCTTGAGAGCGCGC